TGAATCGAGCTGTTTTTCCTTGTATTGAAGTGTTGCAAGTGTTGCCTGTTCTTCATCTCCCGCAAACTTTCGGAGTTGGTTCGTGTAAATGTCCTTGTATGACGGCCGCGGCTCCACATACCCTTCAAGGCGTTCAATACAGAGCGCAAACAGCTGCGCGACTGGGTTTTGGATTTGGTTGGTAATGTAGAATTTTGCATCGTGTTCCAGTCCGTTATGTCGGACGTAATCGGCATGTTCAATGCGCTCACCTTGCATTGTGGCTCGAGGATTTACAATGTAAATGTACGGAACACGATCGCCTACCTTGGGTGCAGTTCCGGGGTCTCGTTCGGCCATACGATCAGCCAGAACACGATGAGCGATCTGCTTGGGATTCTTGTAGTCATCGCGCAACGACTTGGAAATGATGAACTTCTCGAGCGGCTCCTTGCCCTTTAGCACCCGCTGGATCTTGGTATGAACAAAGTCTTGTGCCGTTCGTACATTCTGCGTATCTAGCAGAATATCGAGAGCACCACCAAAGATATCCTTCACAATCGGTGCATTGTCACGACGCTTCAGTACAATGCCCATGGACATGCGTTTCCCCTTGGCTGGGTTAGGATCCTCTTCATACTTGATTCCGACATACCGCTTCCGGCAGAAGAGAATGAAGGGTGAGAAGGTCTTTTCATAGGCGATCTTGTAGGGCTTGCGCATCTGGGATGTGATACTCTTTCCGCATGCAATACCCATCTTGATGGATTCCTCGAGGCTCTTGGTTGGGAACTTGATGAAGATGGAATCCGTATCACCGTAGACCACCTGGCCCCCAAACTCGGATTCGGCAACCTGCTTTGCGAAATAAAGGGCATTGCGACCTGCGGCTGTTGTACATGCAGCGACACACAATTTCCGGATGGGCGACGTCTTGGAGCCCGTCTGGCCGTACATGGAGTTCGCAACCACCTTGTAGGCCAACTGCAAGCCATTAAAGACTGCGCGCTGGGCCTCGTCATATTGTTGATCTTCCATCTTGGTCTTGTACTCCTTTCGCTTGGACAGGAGAGTTGCCAAGGTTTGCGGCAAGATACCTTCTGTCATTGGCTTCTCCTTTTGATGCTGAACGAATGTGCACAACGTTTCGGAGACAAAGACATCGTCATTCTTGGTGTCGTACTTGATGGTGTCCAGCACATAGCCTCTGGCCTTGAGAGCTTCAACGTCCTCGTCGCTCAACCCGTCGATCGTAACACGTCCATCGGCTGTGCGCGTTGTTTCCTGGACCAGCGTATCCGGAGACAAGTTGTAGGCGATCATGTTCGTTGGATAGAGTGAGTTGAAATCCAAGACCGAGACTGGCTGGTCAAGGTACATGCCGATCTTGGGACTGATCACAACTGCACCCTCATATCCCTGGTCGTCATCGACAGATGCCTGGGTCCGGATAATTTGATTGCGTTGAGAGGCGAAATACAGGATTGCCGAGTAAATCTTGATGCCTTGGCCACGCGCCAAGACATACTGCATCGGGACCTTGCAGACATCGGCCATACCACGCGCATTGACAATGGTATCAAGGCGCTGCATCAGGTTCAAGACCAGATCACAATCCTGGATACAGTAGCGTGCAATCCGGGCACGGTCTGCGGGTGAGCCACGATGAAGACGGAACAAGTCGTGCGGCTCCACGTCATCCTTTGAAAATGTCCATTCCAAATGCTTCATGTCTGTCGGGCTCAAATCGTCAAACAGTTCATGGACATACTCGATCGAGAAGGAGTTTGGTGTCAAGCCCGTCACCATGAACTTTTCACCGTCGCGATAGTGGTCTGACGTATTGCCCACAACATCGAACCGGACATAGGTGCCCACGAACATGCCACGTGTACTCTTGGTCTTGATGACAATCTCATCCTCCTTGACCGTCCACGAAACCACCTTGTCCCGCAGGAACACAGAGGCGACAGAATCGAGCTTGTACGATTCCAAGTTGTGCTCGCGACGCATGTTCAGGAGGAGATCGATACCTAGCCGACCCCGGATTGCAAGGGGACGCAGGTCGTACTTACCCGACGCCAGCTCGAACTTCTTTTCATCCGTGAACTTATTCACAAATCGCGGGGGCTCACCTTGCCGCGCTGCATTCTTCTTGGCAAAGGGTGCACGGCTCAAGTTCATGATTGAATCGTCGTAGGGACTGAAGAGCCCGAGTGCGCGACACCGGTCCTCGATATAGGCATCGTCAAACCCAAAGGTATTGTAGCCGCACATAATGTCCGGATTTTGATCCAGGATACAGTTGCGGAAGGCCAAGAGCATATCCTCCTCCGTCTTGCAGCCCATGAAGGTAGTGTCTGGCTCATCCGATGGATCCACCTTGCCATACACAAAGACATAGCGGTGAATCGGCTTCATCAGATCGTTCGACCATCGGAACGACACGCCAATCTGTACGATTGGATCGACCCTTGCCATGGGAAAGCGTGATCCCTCGAGCGGACACATTTCCAAATCATACGACGCCACCTTGAGTGGGATTCCGGATGTCGATGGCTCCAATGTCGCATAATGACACGTGTACATTTCATCCACATCATACTGCGGCTCATCGTCCTTTTCCGGGATATCAATTTGGACTCCTGCAAACTTGAACGGAGACCCAGGGCCCAGATGACGCTCGTGGAAGAGACGAAGGAACGGATGAAGATTGCTCTCATATAGAGTTCGACCCTCGGCCTCGAGCTTGCGGATCCGATCATGGAACTGACTCTGGTTCTGACACGTCACTTTCCACACTTCGATCTGCGCCTCCTTGAACCCTGCCATGACATCATACTTTTTCACACGCTGTCCGCTCTCGACAAACTTGTCACCGCCCACGTAAAACATCGGCTTGAATCCAGTGACACGGACACAAGCAACTTTTCCTGCCTGGGTGCGGCCATATACATCGACAACGTACTGTTGCCTGACATCGTGTTCGTGCCAATCACACGGTTGGAGCTCCATTATTCTTTCGTTGGTTACGAGTCTTAAGGTCCGTTTTCCATGATAAAATCTGGATTCAAGACAATGGACTGGTTCTTTGCAAATACTCGTACAAACGTGGACACAGACCACAACAATGCTCGAGCCTACAAGGATGCTACATCTTCGGCTTGGCAAATGACAGGTCAGACAGATTCGGGTTGCTCGGAAACACTGAACCCTGCTGCAGCCATGGCGGACCAGCCTGGCTTTATCCCGACAGCAGGATTCGGCCTTGCCGGCGGGTGCAAGGTGGATGAGAACACGGAACTCAAGTGGGGCAATCCGGATGCATGGCGCGTCAAGGGGCACAAGCAGCTTTGGGCGCGTCCGTTCAGCACGACGCCGTATACGGGTGGAGGTGACCCCAGTGCCGTGGACAATGAGTCCAAGCTCATTCACTCCGAGCTCCAGCGTCACCCCAAGGATATTTCGACTGTCATGGACAAGTTCATTCCGAACTATTACCAGCCTCTCATTCCGACCAAGGAGGCTGATTACAAGAACGTGAATATCTGGGTTGAGGCGGATGGGTGGACACGTGGCGGCGACGCGACTCGACTCGTCATGCAAAAGGTTCAGCCCAACACTGCGTCACCGCCTCCTTCGGCTTTTCCAGCGTAACCTGTAATGAAGATCGTATTCTTTGCAACACGTATGCCCGACTTGTGTGGGGCCTTTTTACATGACATTGACCTCGGGATTGAACTCCAATCACGTGGTCATTCGGTCGTTTGGATGACACTGGACAAGCCTCCGCAAGGTGTGCAGGGTGGCACGTATCGTGGCTTTCGATTCATGCACTTCACTGCCGGGTTCAATTACCTGAATGAAAGCCAAGTCTGGATTTGCCCTCACGCCCCCGCCCTCCCAGGCGTGCGTCGTGTGAATTCACGTGGATTTGATCGGCCTATTATTGCCACGTGTCACTTCGATGGGCGGTACCAGGCCATTACGACCAATATGAGCACGGGTTGGAAGGAGATGCTTCTCTTCATCAACAAGACGATGGAAGCCAGTTATCGTAAGAATATCGTTCCCTTTCCTCCCCAGATTGTGCGCACGGATGTGATTCGCCCCATCCTGCACGAGTCCAAGATCAAGATGGACCAACTGCCAGATGGCGACTGCATTACTCTGGTCAATGCCAACAACAACAAGGGCGTTGTGCAGTTTTACGAAATGGCCAGGAAGATGCCGACGCGCAAGTTCCTCGCTGTCATTCCGTATTACGGAGAACTCCGCCCGCCGCCGTCACCTCCAAACATTGAATGGATTGGATTCCAAGACGATGTTCGTGTGTTGTTGAAGCGAACCCGGATTCTGGTCATGCCAAGTTATTACGAGAGTTTCGGGCGTATTGCCGTAGAGGCCATGTACAATGGAATTCCCGTTCTGTATTCCAAGCCGGTTGTGAATCCGAATGCCGGTGGGAGCACAGAGGGAATGGAAGAGTGGATCACACCGGCCGGTATTCCGTGTGAGCGTGAAGCCATTGATGAGTGGGTGGACGCCATCGCCTCCCTGGATGATCCTGAAGCATACCAAACACGCCGCGATCAGTCGATCCAACACATCCGGAATCTGGACCTCTTTACGGAAGCGTCAAAGATTGCACAGAAGGTTGAACAGTTTGTAATGGAGAATCCTGTTGCGGTTCAGCCACAGATGGTTGTTCAGAAGGAGCAGGCACGGATGGATGCGACTGCAGCGCCTTCATTGCGGCCTCCTCAACCGACGGGGCGCGTTGGACTTGTGGGTGGTAGGCTGAAATTACGGTAAGCCTCGACATCAAATCCCGCCCTTGGCGACAGCGCTCCTCCTGCTCTTCATCCATATGCGACTTACGAATCACAGACTTGATGAACTTTTCGCCGGATACCTTGGGCTTTTGCATAAGGGAATCAACAGCCGCAATCACAGAGCCGTGCGTTTCAAGGGCTTTTTGGGCATCTTCTAGGGAACAACAGGCAAGATCAGCAACTGTCTCTGCCATTTTTTAGTAGTCTAGATACAATACGATGCGTTTTATCGAGGATCTTTGCCCGCCTGCGTTGCTGTACCTGATTTTCTTGGTCGTGAGTCTCGGACTTGATTTGTCACTCGGCATGTGGTACACTGCGGCAATCAAGACTGTCGTGGGCATTGCATTCGTCTATCTCCTCGATCTTTTCTGCGGAATCGGCTTGAGCCCGGTGTCTTGGTTCCTGGTTGCGGCCCCGTTCCTGATTACAGCACTTGCCACTGCCGTGTCGATCGGAGTTGGATTTGACGATTCTGTGCAGGTTGCGCAAGTCAAGGAACAATTTGGCGGAACGGGTGGACTGCCGGGCAAGAAGGACCCGAACCCGGCTGTGCCTGGAATCGATCCGCCGGCCGACTCCAATGCGATTGAAACCGTTTTAACCCTCGGTATCTAAAGTTGTAAATGTACTTTCTCGCAGAGGGAAGTGCGTCGAGCCTACACCCCATGATGTCTACGCTGCCCAAACATGTGGATGGACGTACAACTCTCTTGTTCCCGGAACGCGGAATCGCCAAGTGGTTTTACGAGTCTGGAATTGCCGAGAAGAATGTTATTGAGTGGGCGGGTCGTACCTTTGGACACCCGGACAAGATCTTTTTGGATATTGGCGCCCATGTTGGAACCTATGCATGGTCAATCGCTCCCAAGTTCAAGCACACATATGCGTTTGAATGCAATCCCAAAGTGTTTTGTTACCTGGCTGCAAACATTGCGTTGCATGACCTGACGGATACAATCACCCCTATTCACGTGGGTCTCGGGGACAAGCCCGGGCGCCTGCCACTCATTGTCCGCTCCGAAGATGGAGGAGGCAATGGTGTCAAGAAATTGACGGATGGAGATGTCGGTGGCAAGGAGGTGGAGATCCGGACACTGGATTCATACGGCTTGATCAATATCGGATTCATCAAGATCGATGTCGAAGGATTTGAAAAGGAGGTGTTGTTGGGTGCACGTGAAACACTCAAGGCATCCGGGTACCCTCCGATTCTTTTTGAGAGCTGGGGTCAGTGGAAGGAAAAGGAGGGGGTTCCAGCCATGCAGATCCGTACTGACTTATTTGAGACCTTTATCGAATTGGGTTATCGACTCGAACCGGTGGACGGCGCTCAAGACACTTTCCTAGCCACGTACTCCATTTCAGCTTCAATCTCGGACTAGAAAACTTTGCATTCCATTCGTCAATTGAATATGACGAACCCATACTCACATTACACCGTCCACAAATCGGAAGGAGGTTCTCGATTGTCGTCTTGCCTCCCTTGGATTCGGGGATATTATGACCTGCTTGAAAATCAAACACACTTATTTCGTTCATACACCACTTGACCTTGCATTTGGATGAAAACCTCTGCCCTACGTGCACAAGCCATACCTGTTCTCGTAAGGCCTTTGGGATCTTTTGCTTTGTAGACATTTGTATATCACGGATAATAGTGCTTAAATCCTCCAGGACGCAAAAACGGAATTCGCCGTTTGTTTGCGACAGTCGGGTATCCAAAAATGTCCATCGTTATTTCCAACTCTATCCGTCACACGCTCCAGAAGATGAACGAGTCCCCTATCACGCAGATCACCGATGTCAACTCCGAGGGCTATCGGATTGTGACTCTTACATGGCCCGAGAATACCAACAAGATCTTCAAGTTTGAGATCTATCACGAAGAGGGATGTACGCTGGCATGCATTCTCGAGCGCGAGGTTGTCACATACGGATGGGGTGAGACCTTCATGACACACTTGTATGCAACGGTCGATCTATACGATAAGATGCCCCAGCTCGAGGACGTTTACGAACAACCCGTGGCGTAAAATTTACACATACGCGTTCCACTGATTCACTTGGAAGGGTGTAGGGTGACCTGTCAGCGGGGGCGACACGACAGGAGGCGGCGGCATGCTATTCGTGCGCTGGGCATAGGACGAATCCTCTGTAGCAATCGTACGCGACGTCTTCTCGATATCACCGCCATAGTAGTCGATATTCTCAAATTTTTCCTTGTTGAAAAAGACCATTGACACGGCAATGGCTGCAAGTGCTAACAGTAGAACAACCTGATGCTTCATTACTTTAGATTGCGCAAAAAGTTACGCAAGTTCGTCAAGATCGAGTCCGAGTGCGATGCGGGGTACGTGGTAAAGTGATCACTCATCATCAACCAGTAATTGACTTCCCATGTCAACTTGGGGGAGTGTTCCCGTACAAGTTCACCCTGTCTCTTGGCTGCCGGACGGAAAACGTGTCGAGGTCCAATCAAGAGCGACCCCAAAAACACCCAGTGCGCGACTTCCCATACTGTATAGGCCCAAGTTGATCGTGCAGGCCATTGGGATTCGTCGTTCATAGGCCAATGCCCGGCTGCCAAGATCGTATCAGGGACTTTATAGGAAAAGGCGATTTCACGCAGTGCATTTCCAGCTTCTTCATTGTCCTTGATCATGTGAAAAATACCAAAATCAATCCAGGCAACAAAGGGTGTAGGGCACGTTTCTGCTGCTTTCGCGAGTAGATGGAGCTTGGACAGCTGCATGGAAAAGTATTCATCCGTGTCCTTGACTTGATCGCGGTAACACGGAAGGTCTCGACCCCGGATCACGTCCAGTGTAACGTATTCTGGAATTTGCACATTTCTGAACTTTTTAACAAGAATCTCTCCCTGGACACGGAACGCCACGTCCAGGTAGAGCCATATGGGAATTCCTGTACTTGCAAGGCGCTCAAAATGCGCAAAGTACGTTTGAACATCGCGATAGACTTTTTCGTGTCCGGGCGAATAAAAGGCCGTGACAAAGGTTGTCATTATCTAGTCAAAAACGAACTGTCTAGATTCTTGCAGGAGTAACAAGCAATGGAGACTGCACTCGTTACACTTCAAACGATCCTGGGCCGCAGGAAGCTCGATACGACAGTTGAGCGCGTTACGACCGACGACCTCGATGCCGCTAATCTGTATACACTCGGTAAGCGTCTGGTGATCTTTAGTCAGAAGGAGAAGATCATTGCAAACGATATTGGAAAGTACCTCAAGTACGCGGGGGATAACGGATACACGGAGGGAACCATCGTCGTGACCCTCTCCAAGCCGTCAGAGAATGTGCTTCTGGCAATGAAGTCACATGCCAAGAACAATGTTCAGTTCTTTACGATGCAGGAGCTGCAGATCGACATTACGCTTCACCGTAGTCATATGCCGCATCGCATTTGTACGCAAGAGGAGGTGGCAAAGCTCTTGGAGAAGAGAAAGATCGTCAACCCGGAGCAGCTGCCCAAGATTGATTCACAAGATATCCAGGCTCGTCTGATTGGCGCTGTTCCAGGTGATGTTGTCCATGTTACACGTCATTCAGAGACTACGGGACAGGCTGATATGTGGCGTCTGTGTGTTACAGATGCCTACGCAAATGTTGAGATTAAACAATGAGCCTCGAAGAGTTGAAGGCACGCTACGAGACACTGAAGACGCAAACAATTGCCGAAACGGATCCGGCCAAGCGCCAGGCCAATCTTGATCAACTTATGGCATTGCAGCATCAGATTGCCGAAAAGCTCCACGATCAGCTTGGCTCAAATGGCGTCTCCGAAAAGGTCGATCTGCTCTTGAAGGAACTTGCGACAATCCAGTACCAGTACAATCAAATGCTTCAAAGTACAGACAAGATGGAAACGCTACGCCGATTTCACGAACAGCAGGTGGTTCCGGAACGCGTATACTTTTTGGCTTTTGGTGTCTTGTGCTTGCTCTTGGTCGGAGTTATGTTGCGGTGAGCGACGGCCGCAACACGATTACTAACAAAAAGAGCGCAATCACACAACCAACCTTGAATACGATCGACGTCCACGACACGCTGGTATCCACAAGAGTAGACTGCTGTTTGGCAACGACTTCCTGATCCTTGAGCTCCGGATAGACGCCTTGAAGTTTCTGGGAAGCTTCATGAAGGGATACGATGGATTGATTTTCACCCTGGTACTGGCTCAAGAAGGACTGGACGTATTCCCGGTCTTGTTGCACTCGATCCCGCAATGCATTCAGGGCTGTTTCGATTTGAGTTTGAGCCATTTGGTATGCTGCCAGAGACCCCGCATCGCCATTGACACGGTATGCAGAGTACTGCTGCGTGTAGGTATCGAGCATCTGCTGGAAGTCTGGAGGCATTTGCCCTACGTCTCCAGAGAACTCCGGATTCTTAATATGCTCTCGAGTTGGAATGAGAAGCATGGCGTACAAGGTCAATAAGAGTACCAAGAGAGCGAGGTCCCCAACCATTATCTTGTTGCGCATAAACAAAAATGCCCACACGTCCCTTCTTTGAACCCGGTGCGAATGGAAAGGGCCACATCATGGTAGCCGATGCATCCGACTATACTCGTTTCCTTCGCATGGCTGCCGTGACTGCGACAACTGCAGTTCCCCAGGGAACCCCGGGACCGACCTTCAATCATGGTATCCCCGACGGGAAGACAAGCACGATCCCGGCGGAAGTTCGCTTCTTTTCCCAGATTTATGGACAATTTAACTCCGCCGCCAAAAATCGCGGTTAGGTATAATGTCGTGCCCAACTGGCTTTGTACTGGGATTGAACAATTCATGTCACGTAACGTGTCCCCAGGACTTTAAGTATGTGCAATCGTCTGGCGGCTCATCGTGCGTGTACACGTCAAATAATCAATATTCCTTCAGCCTGAACGATCTACCGGTTGCCGGAAATGCATCGTCCTTCACAGACGAGCAAGCACGCGTGGGCTCTGCATTGACGGAACTTCTCACGAAAATCCAGGCCGATACGCTGGCGAGTCAACAGCTTCACATGATGGAAAGGTCGAATCCCACAGGATCGTATGGCGTAATTCAGTCCCAGCATGCCGCCATTGACAAACTGGATTCTGCGATCGCGGCGCTGAAACCTCCCCGTCAACCGACCCAGCCGTACCCGGACATTAATCTACTCCGCGAAATGGTCAATGCATCTGATTCGAAAACATTCCTACTCTTGCAAATCGCCGCCTTTACTGTCTTTGTGTGTATCTTCCTGTACCTGATCCTTCCAAAGGAGTTTGCACACTTTATCGTCTTCCTGATACTGTGTAGTACAGTGGCAGTTGGAATAAGTCTTTCCAGTACATAATGGGGAACTGTCCGTCGGCCAATGCGATCCCAGGGCCTGCACCGGGCACATGTGTCTTAAAATGCCCAGCTCAATTTCGTTATGACATGGCTCGAGGATGTGTATCCATTGTTGACCCAAGTGTATCCTTTTTGCTTGAGCCAATTCCCTGGATTCCATGGGCCGATGGAAAGCCTCCGAATCCACAGATTCAATCGATCGACCAACTGCAGACTGTCAATCCGTCCCTGTACGCACAGTATACGCAAGCAGTTACCAAGTTCAATCAAGAGGCGGGTGTAGCTCAAGGACGGATTGACCACAGCGCACAGGCTCGAACACTGTTTGATCGGATGCAGGCGGCCGAGAATGTGTCTGACCAGTTCCCGGATGCGTATCAGCAAGCCCGTATGGACTATTATTCCCTTGTCAAGGGACCCCAGTGGGCTGAAGGCGAAAAGTCGCGTATCGGAAACACAGAGGCAAGGGACAAGACGGAAAAGTACTCGCACGACTACCAGTCCCTTCAAGGTCAGCTGAATCAACAGCAGACGTTGATTGACTTGCTGAATTCATCCAAGGACAAGGTGTTGGGCGTTGCCGATGATGTCCAGCAATCCGTCACGACCCTGAACAAGCAAGTTGAAGATGTTCGTAATCAGATTGCCATGAACACGATTCAACACTCGAGCCTCAAGACGAAACAAAGTTGGCTCATTTTCGCACTCAATGCCCTCATTGTCATTCTGATCGTGTATGCATGCTTCTTGCTGGTCTACCGGTTCATGGGCGGTAGAAAGGAGACTGCTAAAGTCACAACGTTTTACAATGGAGGTCCAGGACGCCCGTACTATACTTGATTTTCAGAAAGCAACTTTCTGCGGCCATCCCCGCCAACACGTTCGCAAGGTCCTTGTACAAAACATCGGCCTTGGGAATGCGGATTATGCATGTTACTGGTCTCTCGAGCTCTTGTGTTCAGGTCTTGTGCACACGATTTGGGATGCCATGTTCGAGGCAGCGGCTCTCTCCATCAATCGAGCCCAGCCAAACGTCTTTTTGTTTCTGGCACAGGCATATGAATCCTATGTACCGATCGAGAATGGATTCGCAAGCATGAACATGACCGAAATCCGGAATCATCCGGATGCCCGTCGGATTATTTGCGATACAGTGGCCACCCTGGCCCTCTGTCGGAAAAACAAACTTCCATCCTTGCCCACGATCAAGCCTAAACATGACTTTGATCCATTGACACTCCAGGAAACGATCAAGGCTCCTTCCCACTTGTTCGGCAAGGTTGTGTTACGCCCTTCAGATCCCATGACGATTGCGATTCCAATCAATGAATTCTGTTATTGTCTACGCCCGGATGTGCGTGATTTGACGCGCGCCTTGTACTGGATTTCGTGGGTCCTGACCTTCTGCCGGGAACACAAGAAGGCGACCAAGACCAATTTACTCTTTGCAAACCGATCGGATGAGTACGTGTCATCGGACCACGGTACCCACCCAATTTGGATCTTTTGGGATGCAGTGCGGAAGCAAGCTGTGCCTGCTACCAAGCCCTACATTGAGACCCTGTACAAGATCCACAGTTTGCGCTGGAGTCCCGGAGACAAGTCACGCCAGTGTCTATTGATCACGGCCGTCCTGCTTACGTGTGAAAGCACCTTGGATACCAGTCCTGTCATGGGGGGCACCCAGCCAGTTCAAACTGTCCTGGCCGGCATGCCCGGGTGGATTAACGCAATCTTACAAATGCGCCAAAGCCTTTCTAGTTAAGATACATGTTCAGACCACGGTATTACAGCCAACTTGGCGAAGATCAGCATATTTACAAAAAGTACTTTTCCGGTGTTCGGAATGGTACCTTCTTGGAAATGGGTGCTTTCGATGGAGTCTTGTACTCGAATACCAAGATGTTTGAAGATGTTCTTGGATGGTCAGGTGTTTTGATTGAACCCATTCCGGACGCCTTTGCAAGGCTTCAGAAAAACAGGCCTGGATGCAAGTTATTCCAGGCTGCCGTGTCAGCACATGAAGGAACCTTGGACATTTATTCGCACGGTGCAGTGAGTTCCGTAAAGGAGAATACGACACAGGGATTCTTTGATGGATGGCATGCTGGAAAGAATGTACCAATAGTGTCCGTTCCATCACGGCGTCTTGATTCGATTCTCCACGAAGCCGGAATCAAACGGATTGATTTCTGGTCGTTGGATGTAGAAGGATCGGAACTCGACGCCTTGCAAACAATGGATTGGTCAATTCCCGTCTACTTGCTCTGTATTGAAACACAGACCCCTGACAAGAAGCCCGCTTGCGATCATATCTTGTCCGCGCATGGATTGGTCTTTGTCGAGACCTTTCATCACAATGAGATTTGGATTAACTTAAAGGCAAAACGCGTTTAAGTGCAATGCGTTTCAAGATCAATGCAAGTGATGTTGCGGGTTTACTCCGTAAGAAGCCCTTCAAGGGATGCTACGAGGAGGCTGTCATTAAGACATTCAATAATCTTCCCGAAACGGCGGCGATTCTCACGCGTCTCAAGGCCAAGACCGGTCAAAAGACGCTTGACGAGTTCAAGAAGACGGCCTTTACACCTGCAGTGTACGAGGCCAAGAAGGTGGCGACCGAGGCAATCAAGCAGGCGGATCGGGCAGATGATATTCGCGCCGAGGCTGCCAAGATGCAGGTGAAGCTCGAGCAGGCTGTCCGGGAAAACAGGGCTCCCGAGATTGTTGAGGAGATTTTCCGGCAAGTCGAGATCAAGAAGAAGGAGGTGGCGGCAGTGGCCCACGTCCCAAGTGTCCAGGTTGCTTTGGCACGCCAGGAGGCTGTGGTCGCCAAGGAGATTGCTAGCCAGCCTCTTCCCCAGGAGGTGAAGGAGCGTCTTGTGCAGGAGGCCCGTGCCGAGCTTGTCAAGGAGCGTGGTACGCGTGGCGAGGAGGCCATTCTGAATACCCATGAGGTGGAGCGGGGAACTCGAATCCAGGATCGGAATACCCGGGGCCTCCGGATCGACTATGAATCGTTTGCGATTGTGGGTCGAATTGATGGATACGATGAGGAGAATCAGCTTGTCGTGGAGGTGAAGAACCGGGAGTCGGCAAAGGTGTGGAATGGTGGAACGCCCGAGTATGATATCATTCAGCTGCGCGTGTACATGCGGGCACTTCACTGTGATGGCGAGCTCGTGGAGCACTACAAGAAGACCGGTGAGACGCGCCGTACGATGTTTTCGGACAATGATGAAGAGTGGAATGAGATTGAGGAGGCGCTGATGTATGCCGTGGAGGAGCTGCAGGAGCTTTCCAATCAGCCGTCAAGGTTACAGAGAATTCTCGAGGACAGTACAAGGTAATGGAGGTTTCTCTCGAGCCTTTTTCTGATCCGTCGGAAGGAAGCACATATGAAACACGCATTCTTTACACGGGTCTGGGTCGCGTGAACCTCCATACACGAATGCTTCAGTACATGCAGCCCCTTTCGAATGGATGTGTGTACTTTCGCGAAACACCCATGCCCGACGGCATTGTGTCGCGCATCTATCATACCGAATACGCTCGAGTCACGGAATACACAAAGCCACGTAGGTGGAAGGAAGTTGTAGGCGATAAGGTGTTTCATTTTACAGTTTGCGGTTCCCTGACACCGAAACAAACGTAGCTTCCCAACAAATGCACGTGTTCGACGCGCTCTCTCTCGTCGTGACCACACTCTTTGTTCTTGTCGCGATTCACGTGAGCGTGTACTTTGTTGTGCGGTGGATGTACCCGGCTGCCCCGGTTCCCGTCAAGGTTGAAGCACCGCCTCCCCCGCTCCCTCCCACGGTGATTGTGCCACCGCCCGCACCGCCCAAGGAGACTTTCGCAGAGCCGGCGCAAACAGTCAATGTACCAACGTATGAGAAGCAAGTTCGCATGGAAGGCGTTGTCGAAGACGGGGCCACTGACCTTTCAGCCCTCACTGCGCGTCCCGCAGCCTAGTGGCGTCCCCGGGTGGCTGCTCTTGAGTCATGACGAAGAACGTGCACGCGCCCTCTTTGTCGATGCAAAGGGGAAGCAGGAAGAGCTTGCCTTGTGCATAGATGAGCGGATGTGTTGCGATACGATTTTCCGCGTCGTCAAGGTATCGCCCCATGTATTTGCAGTGCAGGATGTCTGGGTTTTAAATGGAGACCACGTGCATCCGCGTTCAACCTATCCCCAGCGATCCGAATGGATCCGGGAGCTCCTCGGCTTGTTCCACTCTCCCGACCTGGTTGCCCTTGTCCCCTTATCTGAACTTCCGGTAGGAACGATTATTCGAGGCACCGAGGCATATGACGATATTCCCGGGTCACTCGGTGTATTTCTTCCTGACAAGGAGTAAATGGTCTGCACAGGAGGTAAACGTCGTAAGACTCGGACTCGCAAGATGCGCGGTGGAAACTTTCCCAGCTTCGGTGGTACGATTGGAACTGCGGGCCCGGTGTATGGATCTGCAAACGTGAGTGGAGGCGAGGCGAAGGTTGACACAATGGAATCTGTGACTGGGGGTCGTCGTCGCCGGAGCCGCGGTCGCCGTAGCCGCCGGACCCGCCGGCGCACCATGCGTGGTGGCGCCTTGCAGAGTGCGAATTCTGCTGGAGGATACACCGGCTCTGGTGTGGGTGGACTGATTGATCTTACACCGTACGCCCCGAACCAGGGTGGGATCCGGGTTGCGTCCGCGTAACTGCATCCGCCCAAACGTAGGGCAAGTAGTTAGGATCATTTGTCACGATGAACGGCCCCCCTACAACAGCGGTACGAAGACGCATCCGCTGCATTTCAAACTCTAACGACATGTATTCATTGTAACGCTTCCACAAATCATATGCTGTCATGGTCGACGATATGACAAAGAGCGCATCACCTACACCTACAAACCACATGAAAAAAGCGATCATTGGCATGACAATCATGTCGCTGATTTGTTTTAGGTTGGACACGGACCGACTTGGATGGAAGAAGGTACGGAGTTGGATGTACCGTTCAGCCTTGTTGAATGCGTCAGCGAGCGGCATTGAGAGCACGGATCCTTACACCTTCTGCAGGAAAGTCGTGCTCGATGAACGTGCGCGGGTCAATGTACGCCACCTTAAAATCCGAATTCGGAAAGAAGGTCTCAAGAAGGTCAAGTGTGATGAGATTGTCGGCAACCATGTAGCGAGACAGTGCCTCGGTGAGATCGACCTTTGACTTGGTGTCGCCGATCCAGATCCACGGAACCACAACGGGTACCCACGGATCGCCGTTGTAGTCGACGATTCGCTCACCGGTATTGAGAATGCGACGACGAATGTGGTGTCCGCGCGTCCACTCCTCGACAAAGATGGCATCTTCCGGAACGTAGGCATCAAGATCCGGATCATAGTCCTCGAGTACTGAAATGAAGAACTTCCTGTGGGAGTCATTGGTCATGGACTGGAACATGGTCTCAAAGGTGCGCTGGAACCAGACGAAGATGCGGAAGAGACATGCGAGAAACATTTTGGCTTGAACGCAGTTACGGAGGGGTTACGGACTTTCCGTTTTTAAGAAGCTCCAGATCAGCCTTTGCCGCGTCCGACAGGGTACATCCATATGGAGTCATGTCTTGATTAATGGATGCAAGGTATCCGCGAATATTTGCCCATGGAGACTCTTCGTATGACCGAGGAATGATTTCCGGAGAGTGCTGGGAACACGGTGTCCATCCAAAGTTGAGTCCATCGGATTCCATCAAGGCCCAAATATTGACCTCCCATGTAAACTTTGGAAGTTCACGCAAGACAATTGCCTTGTACTGTTTCCAAAAGGGTTCCACGAAATCCTTGTGCATCAAAATGAACCCACCACAAAAGCGCCAATGCACGCCTTTCCACACATTTCCATCATCAAGGATCCATGCCCAGCAACCCGGTGTCACGATGCGCGGTTCAAGAGGAGGCATCATGGAATAAAGACGATCGATTGCCGGTTGGTCAAGGACACGGACAATTCCAAAATCAATCCAAGCATACCAATCGGTCGCATACACATTCATGTTTCGTGCGCGCATTAACCATTCTGCCTTGGTGTGCTGGATCTTCATGTACCCAAATGTATCCTTCGGAGCTCGCTCATCTGTAATGTCATAGGTTCCAGACGCAGGTGCAATCGAGTCAATCCACGTGTCAGCCAAGGATGCCTTTACAACATGCACATTTGCTGGAAATGTCCAGTGCGTAATCGTGTCGTCAAGAAACAAGACGATTGGAATCCCGGTGTTTGCAATCTTTTCAAACTGTGTTCGGTAATCATCAATGGATCCAATCACTGGACGGTCGGGGGGAATCAAAAAAGTAGTCACGTACGTAATCTTGTAATCGTAATTCATGTGACGGAGAGCAATGTCCGAATACCCGGGACGCTGACGAGCCATACGGGGCGAAGTGTAATACCAGTTTCCTACAGGCTGGAGAGGCTTCCAATATTGATCGAGGATATAGTTCCAGTGCTGCTCGGGGTGCTGCTCATACAGGGCGAGTCCTTCATCCCAACGGGCAATAAGAGTGTCGTAATACCTTTGTGAAACAATATACCCGGGAGTAGATTGCGACTCAAGCACTTTTCCAAAACGACCAGAAGGAGGTTCTGAACGAAGTAGATTGTAGGCCAGAAGGACGACATCGTAATTGTCCGGGAGGGCACCAAGGTACTCTGCAACTTCGTTTTTCGAAACACAGAATTGGAAGTCGTCCTCAAGAACCATTACGGCTGGAAGTCCTCGATCGCGCGCCATCTTCAACACGGAAAGGTGAGAGTGACTGCAACCAAGCCCCCCGGGGACACGTTCAATTGCAGAAAATCGATGTACAGGAATTCCAAGGTCGACAAGTTCAGATTCAATTTCGAGGCGCCGGTCAGTACGGCGATCGAGATTAATGTAATAACACTCCATTATGGTTTTCACTAGAAACCGTTACCTAAAGTTACACGAAGAACAAGTAAATGCTCCAGACCATTGTGATTGAACTCCGTGGTGGACTAGGGAACCAACTTTTTCAACTTGCAGCGGGTGAATATTTAGCATTAACTCTCAACCGGATCCTCATTCTTGAAACCGATCCTTCACCGCATTCGTCTGTACCGTATCTCGACACCTTGCTGAAACGTTGGAGCCATTGTCACCGCCCCCATCACGATGCAACCATTGTCGAGGAAACAACACTTGCGTTTCAAGATTGGAGTCGTCTTACCGAGTACACTCATGCCAAGGCGCTCGGGTACTTTCAAGATTGGAGATATGTGCACACGTCTTTCCTCTACAATCTGAATAGGAGCTTTTCTCGTCAAGTTCTCTCCAAGTACCCGGAGATCAATCAGACTGTGTTTATTCACATTCGTGGAGGGGACTACAAGGGCCATGTTCTTCACGGCGTGGACCTGACACAGTATTATGCAAATGCAATGACCCTCTTCCCTGAAGGCACAGTGTATTCGATTTTTACCAATGATGTGGAGTATGCAAAAAAAATGAATCTACCGGGTTCCATCATTGAAGAGAATGAAGTGGATTCCTTGTTCTTGATGACCCAGTGCAAGGGTGGGATTTGCGCAAACTCGACCTATTCATGGTGGGGTGCCTATCTGAATCCGCATCGTACATTGGTTCTGCCCGACACGTGGTTTGCAATGCCCGGGTTCAATGCCGAAGGGCTATACTTTCCCGGATCCATTAAATGTCCAGTGTCACAGTGACCGGCTTTACAGGTGCCTCGGGAAAAGTCCCGGCCTCACGGTGTTTGACGACCTCATCCCACGTAGCCTGTAGATCGGGCAAGTGTGTAGTCAACCACTGGGGATCCTTGGGCACAAACTCCTTCTTGGTGGAGGCCAGGATCCAGTAGACAAACTGGTAATCGTCTGTGTCTCCCTCGAGACTGCCCTTCCAGTCCTCGAGTGTCTGTGTATCCTCGCGGTAAAAGACCTTGCCGTCGCCGATGGCTGCAAAGACGCCCTTCTTACCCTCGAACGCTGTCCACTCGGCATAGTAGACCTGCTTGAACCGGAACTCCACATACTCGCACTCATCAATTCCCGTGCACTCCATCTGCATCTGCATCTGGTGAATGTAGTGGTTCGGAATCTCCGGCTTGGGATCACGCGAGATCGGGCACTTGAACTCCACCAATCGCCCCCACCGCTTGTCTGTCTTGTCCTCTTCCTTTGGAAAGAGAATACCGTCGGGACTTGCACCGAGAAACAGGTGAACAGGGTGCTGGACGCAAGACACATCGACAATGCGGCATCCCGTTTCATCCTCGTAAATCTTCTTGGCGATCGGCTCGAAGCGCGTGCCCCAAATCAGGGGAGCACACGCACCTGTCCCGGAACTTTCCTTGGGATCCAGTTTGCGCATAATTAGCCGACGGCGCGACTCGGACGTGGTCCAGGCGTCCGTGACTTCAGATGCGGTAATCATTTCAGTGCGCTTGGTGTGCCATGCAGCACTACGCTGGTCATTCTGTCCATACATCTCAATCACACGATTCACTGCATGTTCACGCTCCATTGGTTGTGCGTTACAATTGTGATATATTCGTTTCGTTTTTGTAAGCACTTTCACTGCTCAAGAACAAGAGTGTCATGGAGACTATCCAGAGCAAGGAGCAGTGGGTACTGCACCGTCTTGAAACCTTTTATTCAAATCCGGAAACATTCACGCGTGTCGAGGAAATTCTGACGGGAAAGTCGCGTTTAAGTCTGCGTCTGCTGGACTGGTTTGCGACGAACTATTCCAAAAAGTACAATGTGTCGTACATGACCAAGTCTGGCCGCCACGTGATCGTGTACCTCGTCTACAAGGCACATCTCAAGGCGTACAATAAGAAGATGTTCGATCCCTTTTGCCGTTGCAAGCGGATCAAGTTCCGGGGACTGGACACGACCGTGGGTCAGCTCAACTTCTTTGAGTGGGTTATCCAGGACGAGGTGCTCGAGTATCTGGACGAGCATTACGATGAGATCCATCGCGACATGGAGGAGTTTTCCCAGGTTATGATCCAACCCGATGGTGAGCGTCGGAAGCGCCATGAACTGTCGCGCTCTGCAACCAAGTCTGTCAAGCGTCACGATGTGCGCGTTGTAGTGTCCTTTGATTAATCTACCTACCCAACAATGCTATCGCTGACCGATCCATCAATTGTCTACGAAACGTCCCGTGATGCCACAGAGCACGATATCGATGTCGTGTCGGATTTGTGGACCATGGGAGACCGCAAAGTCTACCGGGGCGCACGCGATCCCCGATACACTCATGCAAACGTGTATTGGTTGTACGACAAGGACCTAGACCGCGTAGGTCTAGCCGAACACAATCTGAACAATGCCGCTGATGTTGCCTTGCACTGGTATTATGACAGCCCATTTGCCACCCTGTTGCAGGAAGAAAAATGGACGGTAGACGATCCGATCTGGTCCTTCATGGCTGAACACACCTATGAGCGTTTCCTCACAGAAGGATGGACAGATCCCAAGAGTTTCTTGGAACAGTGTTTGTCAACCTCGACGCGAGTCGTGACTCCGGACATGTTGGTGGAACTCCCCATTGTGCACGCATGCTCCAAATGCAAAAAGAAGTCTTTGAAGCCGTTTGACTGTGCAGACGTTCATGTACCTCTGGACTTTCCAGTCAAGGAAAAAATTTGGTTTATTGATGATTCATTGAATGTGTCTAGACCTCCTGCTGTGTCAGACGTCTTTAGGCGGTTGCAACAGCTGCGCGCTTCTTCTTCGAAGCCGTCGTCGGGGCCGGAGCCTCGTGGTGGTGAACCTCAACCTCAACCGGAGGTGCAGACGGCGCCTCAACCGTAGGCACCTCGACCTCCTGCTCGTCATCCTCGGCGTCCGGCTCCCGGATGTCCGAGAAGGCCTGCGAAGCCGTCACCTTGTTCGGGGCAAACACCTTGGCGTGCGTGACGCGCCACGTGACACCAAAGCCAGTGCCAGTCACGTAGATGCTCGGCGTGATGACCATGCGCCCCTCGATGCGCTTGGCAAAGACCTGCTCAATGTTCTCGGGAGTCACGGCAATGTCCATGTCGCGTGCATCACACACGCTCATGCTCACCTTGCCATCCCAAACCGAGATCTTCATGCGGAGGCTAGGCGGGTACTTGCCATTGGGCACCCACTCGCCATTGACCTTCTCCACACTCTGGTTCAGGATCGGCTTGAAGGTCTCCCGGAGGACTGCCTCGGAGCGCTGCTTGCCAAACCACTTGGAGCTGTTAGAACCAGCTGCGGCAATGATCTTCTCCTGGAGGTCGAGGAGAAAGTTGTAGAAGTTGCCGATCTCTGATCCGTCCATGTTGCGATCCTTGGCATAGGTGTCGCACCCCTTGAGCGAGGCGAGGAGCGAGTAGCTTGACTTGCCAGTCTCGTCGGTACGAACGACAACACCAGCCGGGTAGAAGATGCGAGGGACACGAATCTGCAGATTGTTCTGTCCATTGTACTTGAGGGGAACAGTCTTACCACCTGCCTTGTTTGCGCGAATGTCGCCAATGGAGATGAGGTTGATGTCAAGCTTGTCAGAAGGAACGATTGCGGGCGTGCTCATTTTGTTCTTGGGTGTAAGGTCAAGTATCCCTCGAAACGGACTTTTCGTTTTTAGCAGAGGAATCCAGATTTAAAAGTTTAGGAAACCCCACGGTAAATACAGTAAGTCGCAACTGCCCACAAGGCCCACCAAGGCAGATAGGCGGATAGATAGGTCGACACCACGTAAAACACGACAGCGTGCAAGAGTGCGCTCCACATGACTCCGAACAGGGGAGGGATCAAGACGCCGGGGGTCAGCACGAACATCAAAAGCGATGAAGTGAGAAGAGAATACATTTGTCTATCCGGCGTAAAAAAAAGCACTTTCAAAAGACCTGTAGAATCAAGACATGCCGACCCGCGAGACACTGCCCAAGGAAGAGGATGGAGAGCGTGTAGATTATCTTGACGAGGACCCGGAGATCCCGACACAAAAGTATTGCATTGTTTCCTTCTTGAGCCCGGAAAAGGTGATTCAGCAGAAGAACGAGTACATGTTCGAGCGCTTTGTCGAGTGGATGGATTACGAGTGGAAGGTCAAGGGACTCGAGCACCTCATGGCGTTCCTGTCCAAGAAGTACTCACTGAAGATTGATGACCTGATGGCCGATGCGAATGACTTTGTCAAGGTTCGCAATGCCGAGGTCAAGGAGACGGATGTGCACGAGCAGTACCAGATCTTTCTCCTGAACCACGAGAAGGAGCTTCAGGAGAAGTACGATAACAAGGTGGAGTTCCGCACAAATGTCCGGGGTGTCAAGGTGCGCCGTTCCTTCCCGACAGTCGAGGAGGCCCAGCTCTTTGCCAAGGTTCTCCAGCGCCGCTACCCGAAGGATAACCTGTACATTGGCAAGGTGGGTGCGTGGCTGCCGTGGGACCCTTCGGAGCATCTTATGCCGGAGGTGGAGTATGCCGAGCAGGAGTTGAACGAGCTGATGCGCAAGTACAAGGAGAACGAGGTGAACAAGGAGATGTTCTTTGCCGAGGAGCGTGAGGCGTCGATCAAGAAGCAGAAGGATGAGAATGCTCGTCGCCGCAAGGAGAATGAGGCAGCCAAGGCTCTCGAGGATGCGTCCAAGGCTGTTCACCCGACGGAGGGTGTGATCCGCGACTAGTGTTTCAGTAACATGATACCGACGCACACCAGTCCCAAACCGATATAATTCGAAGGCTTATCGAGCCTGTCCCCTAGTACGATATATGCAGCAAGACTTTCAATAATAGCTGAAACACCGTCCCACATTCCATTCACATACAGCACGTTGTCTGATCGGAGGCTCTTGATCAAAAAGTAGATAACGGCAATATAGCCCAGTACACCTCCTCCAAAATAGAGGGGTTTATTGGTCTCTGCATACCACCGGAGGTTGAAATCTCCAAACACTTCCACCACTGATAACATCAAGATATCTTCGAACCCCATTTGTTTCTCTCTCCGATAAAGTAATGGTAATGTCGTCGAACGCAGCTGCGGGCGCAGGGGCAGGCGCTTCGGCGGGCGTGCAAGTTTACGAACTGATGAATATTGATCCCTATTTTAGTACAATCTTTGACAACTTGCGCATACGCGTTATAAGTGAAACTCACCCTACGTTTCCAGCATTTTTAGATCAACGAAATCCCGACATGCGACTGCCATTTAACATAGTGAAACCGGGCTACAACACCGTTATAGAAATATTGGGAATTCGTAGAGACAATGGAATTGGATTTCCGTTAGTTGGTGCACTCATCCGTTCCGGACATAAAGACGGTTACGTTGTTCATGAAATTTACAGTGTTTCTACGTCGAACGCGTACAAGAGATTTTTAGATATCAGAAATTCAGGTGCCGGATCGGTACGCGGGCCAAGTATAGCGAAAGAACTTATGCGGTATCTATTGACATTTCACAATCGTTTCAAGCTCAACGATGATGGAAGAGATATTACCGAGACTCCTGAAACGCGGACTGTTTTATACTGGTTAGGAGTCCAAACTCAAGGAGCTGATCCGAAAGAAATCACTCGTCTTATAACCCTCTATCGAGAGGCGGGATTTTTCTTTCCAAACCTTATCTGCGGAGTGGTCGAAGCACAATTACATCGAAGCTACGTTAATAGCAGGCAGAGCGTTCCGTTAGGAGGAGCACCTGTTCCTTTTAAGTTCATAAGTGGTTATTGGTCAACATTAATCAAGGAATATACCGATGGGTATACAGACGATTATTTCAACGCCGATAATGCTAGTTTGTACTTGAATGGTCGAGAAAAAGATTATGCATTGCTTAAGAAGCGTGTAGAGCATACGGGATTTCTCAATATAAACGATAGGGGCGTTCTCATTCAAGAGCCCGCGAATTACTCGTTTGTCGCTAATTGCCCCCCGGGGTTCGATATTGAAGAGCATAATGATGTTCACGGTGGTTCGTATACCTTCCGTGACCAAGTGAAATACCATAATAGTGCACCGGTTGGGATTTTTTTCCAAGACCCTGCAAGGAACTCTTTTACACGTTTCCACTTTCATACGCATCCACTTGTGTGCCATGCCGAATATAACGTTGCAAGAGGATTTCCGTCTCAACCGGATATTCAGATATTATTTCATAAAGACTGTGATATGCAAGTTGGCGGATTGATGGTGTTCTCGAGGGAAGGGACGTGGCTGATTCGCATGAATCCATATCTTCTATTCTTGAAGGAAAGGTATCCGGATAGATACGAGGTTTATCGTGATAAAGCAGAAAAGTACCTTGAAATATTAACAAGTAGTGCTAACGAGGTTAAATTGTATAGTACGACAAGAAATTATACTGCAGCAGAAATTGCAGCAGAAAATAACAGGATGGTAAATATTACGAGTATGAATGAGCCTTCAGTCGAAGATCTTAAACAGGTTGAGTTATACCTTGGTTTGGTGAATTCTCGTTACTTATCGGTCTTTCCAGTTGACGGAATGGAAATGGCTCTATTTTCCGTACAGTTCATAAAACGGAATCAAGAAGGGTATCGGTTTGCGTATATCAGAAATAAGTAGATACTATATACAATGGCATCAGCAACTAGTACGCCGCCGCGCAGTGCAGCGGGTGAGCCACAGTCACAACCACCTACCGTTCATCGTCCGGATGCTTTACAACTTCCGGTGCCGCCTTCTCCTGGACCGGTGCCCAGAAGTGCTGCTGCAGCAGGTGAAGGCGTCAACCGTAATTTATTTCCTGAACCCGGACCTCCACAATCTGTTCCAAAGTGGGAAAAGTACATGGGCGCACCTGTTCAGACTGCGTTTATAGGTCAAATGTCTGTGTTTTCTGGTCTTGAAGGCGATATTGATGTTGAACCCATTTCTGCAGATGACCCAGCACTACTTGCCGCCATGGCCAGCCCTGTAAAGCCGTATGAACCGCGAACAAATGACGATTCAATCTACGGGGTACCGCCCGCTGCTGCACCCGGTGGGCCCGCTGGGCAAGGAGGACAGGGAAGGAGGGCTAGGACCGGTCGGAGGCGCCTTCTTTCCGGACCCAGACGGACTGCTCGGCGCCGCGCTTTTTCACGGAGCCGGCGGTATACGAGTCCGCAGCTAGTATAGCCGATTTAAACTCACGATTGTCGGCCCACAAAGACTGGTCGCATAACCGGAATGGAGGGTGATCGGCTGCCTTGTACCAAAACACTTGGTCCTCGAGCTTGTTGGAATTGACGTTGTTGCAAATGACCAGGCACTCGAAGTTTTCCGTGCACTGGTCCATGAACGTACAGAACATATCAAACGTCGGAAACATGCCCGCGTAATTCTCGTAAATCCTACGACGATTACCTAGGATATTCTCGCGCAGAATAAAGACGAAATCCACGTTGGTGCGCAGGTTAGGCGTGATACCCAGTGGATATTGCATGGTGATCATGGTCATCATGTCAATGTGACGGCCGTTCATGAAGACGTACCGGGTCGACTCCTCCTTGATCCACGTCGAGTCATACAAACAGTCGTCGAGAATCAGGAATGCACGCGGGTCCATGCTAGAACTTCCACCACGAACCGTCTTGTCGCGATTTCGGTTTTGCTTGACATTCATTTGCCGCTTAATGACGTTCATAATGATTTGAGGGGTGTACTTGTCATGAATGAATTTCGAAGGGACCATATGTTGAAAGAATTCGTTGGCCACCTCTGTGCCGGAAATGACTGTACCGACTGGAAAACACGACTGGGTCTCAAACAGAATATCGCGCACCAAGAAGGACTTGCCCGTGTCCTTCTTGCCGATAATGACGATCATGGGACTCTTGCGCGAATCGATTTCACATCGATCCTTGATCATGTCCATATTGAATTGCCGGAGTTGGAAGTTCATTGTCTATTCGTTACCAATAAATATCAGTCGAAAAACTGCACGGAGGCACAGTATAGCGGAAATGATCAAAGTACTTGGGCTGAATTGAGTGTGTGATTGAACCCAGTAAATGCGACCACGGAACGGGATAGTCTCCTCCATACTCGAGGCAATCACGTACAATGGATCTGCGACTTGTGCGCAACGAGGGAAGGAGAGCATCCATCCGTTTGTGAAGCTCGATGCCCCATTCTGTCGTGTACGGAGTCCCGGGACGGCAAATCAACGATCCGTTCCCAAGAATTTTTGACCCATACACTCGGCTCTCTGAACATCCAATGTGTGAAGTAACTGGAATGGGATATCCATTCATCCATACCTCCGGATCGTCCATTTCCTTAAACGCTTCGACCCATGAACCCGTGGGGTTCTTAATGTCGGCATAGCCACCGCCATAATGATGCATCAAGTACCACCGGAGATAGTCGGAACGATGAATTCCCGTCAAGTACGGATATCCTTCGTGCAAGGGGTGGTCGGGAAGAATGTAGTTGGAAAGGTTGGATTCTGTCACGAGCTCGAGTGGAACTCCCGGAACTGTGCGAAGAAGGTCGATTGCGGCTTGACGATTTTTTGAAATCGGTGTCGAGTCACACCAAAGTGCAAAGATCCGCATTATTCTACGGGCACAGTCAATCATGTCTCGTCAAAACGAAGACATCTCAAACCCCTCTGGATACACAATGGGCAAGGATCTACGGACACTCCCTGTCGACTTGAAGCTCGGTCGACTCCCGAAGCTGGAAACAGAGGTATGGGGACTGCAAAAGCCCCAGCCTTTCTTCCCGTCTCTTGAACATCTTTTTAAGACGGAACAGCTCGGGGCTATTATGGAGGAGTTTGGGATCAAGCACCCTGACGGAATCGAATATATCGCCAATCCAGATACGATTTGGACCCGTGATGGAAAAGAGGTTAACGTGCATCGGAAGACAACCATGATCTTGAGCCCCTTCAAGACGATGAAGGGTGAGTACGGACACCCGGGACTCCCCAAATCGTCCGAGGTTGCAAAGGATATCTCCGACCGCCTGCAGAACCAGCACACGGCTGCCTACGTGGGCGCATTAACCGCTTCAGTCCTTGCATCGTGTCCCTTGTTTCCCAAGGTGTATGGCGTTCTTGTCAGTATGGCAAAGACCTTCGTCCTTGACATTTCCGACGATTACGAAGACATTTGTGAACGAAAGTGGTTTATCGACAACCTAGGCAAGACCTTCGAGCTCAACATCCAGTCTCCTTCAGATTCCACATTCACACACACGCGTGGTCAGCGTGCATCGGTTATGCTTGGAGAGACTGCAGACCTGGAGTTTGAGGATGTCGATGCCGAAGAGGTTACGGATCAACCGGGTGACATCGTTGAGTCGGAAGAGTATGCAATTGACAAGGACGAATCCGACGACGTATCTGACGACTCCAAGTCAGATGTGTTTGACATTGAATCGTGTGGGTGTGAAGAGCAAGACGATGCTGAAGAGGAGGAGGAAGAATGCGACGAATCCTTTGCCTGGGTGACGTTCAAGGATGTTCCCGTTGTCACGACAGTGATGGAAAAATGCGCGGGGAGTTTCTATGATCTCCTCGATAGCGACGAGGACTCGCAGCATCACACCGCATGGGTCGTTCAGATTATTCTCGCACTGGCCTATGCCCAACGGACAATTGGCTTCACGCATAACGACCTCCACGGTAACAATGTGATGTATGTGAACACGGAGGATGAATTCGTGTATGCAAAGAATGCGGGGGTGTGCTACCGGGTTCCCACCTACGGAAAGTTGATCAAGATTATCGACTTTGATCGCGCTGCCGTTTCAATCCGCGTTCAGGGAATGAAGGAGCCGCGTGCGTTTGTGAGCAGTCAGTTCCATCCGGACGAAGAGGCGTGTGGACAGTACAATATTGAGCCGTACCTTGTTCACGACAAGCCGCGCATCCCTCTGAATGCATCTTTTGACCTTGCACGCTTTGCCACTTCGGTGTTCTGGGATATGTTCCCTCGCGGCCCGGACTTTGCCTACGATCATCCCTTGTTCGAGCCATTCAAGGCGTGGATGTCATGTGCCGATGGAACGTCTGTCCTCTATCGTGAGAGCCACGATAACCATGACCGGTACCACGGCTTTGACCTGTACAAGGCGATTGCACGGTTCTGTACGAATGCCGTGCCACGCAAGGAGTTGTTGCGGTTCAAGCAGTTCCAAGTTCCATCGTTTCCTGCAACAGTCCCTTTTTTCTCTATAGACCTATAAATGCGTCTTCCTCTGCCTCACATGTCACGCACAAAGTGGATCCTGCTCGCTCTGGCGATTGTCGTTGGCCTGTTCTTCACGGGCACGCTGCGCATCGAGTCGTTCACAGTTGGCCAGGATGCTCCGGCGTCTGCGTGCACACCGGCCTGCTCGGGCGGTAAGAAGTGCAAGTACACATCGACCTCTGGCTCTGGGAACCCTTCGTGCCAGTAACTTACGCATTGAATCATTGGGTCATACATGGACCCAATTTATGCTAGGTATTGCGCCTATGTGCGTTCAATCGTGCAGAAGCGGGATCTGACCAACTTCAAGCGGCGTCCTTCCTACACGTACATGCTCGAGCATGTGTCGCCTGTTCTAGGTGAAAAGTATTTCAATGAGCTCAAGACCACCTTTAAGATGTCGAATGCTGATATTTATAGTTTTTGCGCCCGCAATGACCGTATCGGGTCGCCGATGCTTGCGAGTTATGATGGCCTTGTAGTCTCGCCAAGCTCTCTCCGGTACATTTGCCACGCGGCACTTGCTCTCTCCCACTGTCGGCGAATCAGAACCCTGAACCCGTCATTCGTGGAGCTCGGATGTGGGTACGGCGGCCTTGCACTGGCAATTGCACACTATGCGCCCATGTTCGGAGTAACGGTAAAGTCGTACACGATGATTGATCTCGATGAGCCCTCTGCTCTCCAGGCAGAGTACATGAACAATCATAAGGTCCCGTTTCCGATTTCGCTCCAGCGCGCAAGTACGTATGGTAAGGATGTCCAGGGAACAGACAACTTTCTCTTGAGCAGTTACTGTTTCAGTGAGATCGAGCCGCCGAACCAGCAAGAGTATCTCCGCGTCCTGTTCCCCAAGTGCTCCCACGGTTTCATTCTCTGGAACTGTTGCAAGATCTTTGACATTGGGAAGGAGATTACCGTTGAGCCGGAGGTTCCGCTGACATGTGATCCAAACAGCCCGAACCTGAATTACCACGTTTACTTTTGAATATGCAGGATGGGAAACAAGTGAAAGCATTCCGGATCCTCTTTCCAGCGTTCAATGTCGTCGGGGGTCAGCGTGCGCAAAATGTCGAGTAATGCTGGATCTGTAATTTCATTCATAAATACAAATCGATCCTTTTGCTTCAAGAGAGACACGGTGCTGTGTGGATTCATTCGAATGCGCACACCTGCCTGTGACGTACGGTATGAGAATTCAACATCTTCTCCTTCACCCCAAACCTTTGTCTCGTCGAGTGGGAATCGGAGTGCAATGTGGCGTTTGACCACATAAAACGCACCCGATACATATGCGAGCTTGGAGGTCAGCTCCGTATGTTCAAAGTCGTACGGAAGTAGGCATTGGGTTTCGAATGCAGGGTTGAGACACTTGACGTAGCGTGGAAATAAGGTGTGGTCCCGAAACCGGGAACCGTCGTGGTTCAGAATTCGGTTTACGCAGACATCAAAGTTGGAACCGAATTTCAAGAACCCAGAGTACCAGTCCGGATGAAAGATCACATAGTCGTGCAAGAGTACAATGTTCTCATATCGTGCGAACTGACACACTAAATTCTTCTTTCGCGTGATCCAATTCGCCTTTGCGCGTTCATCCAATCGAATGACACGAAGATCGCCCATTGTCCGTTTCGACGGTGTTCCGACAAGAATGATTTCATAATTCGGAATGTGGAGCTGGCGTATCGAGTGAACGATTGCAGTAACATACTGGTCATTGCTCGTAATAATACCAAACGTAAAGTCCATTACTTTATCTAATGAAAAGGGTGCTTCAGTTTGACCGAACAACGAACCGACTTGTTCAGGTGAACGAGTCGTCGAATGAAAGTGTCCTGATCCTCTACATTACGAACAATGACCGTTTCTTTGTGTTTGATAGGTTTCTCGATGAACTCAAGAGCGCGTCTGGACAGTACCATTTACTGATTGTGAACACGAGCCCGGAGAACATGTATGCCGATCATATGCGGGGGTCTGGGGTTCCATACACGTTTGCATGCGTTCCGTGTCCTCGAGTCGATTACTTGCCCAAGATCCGTTACGGTATCGACTTTGCAAAACAGTACGGGTTCAAGTATGTGATGAAATGCGATAACGATATCATCATCCCTGCATACACCCTTACCTACATGTATGCAAATCGCGGCCTTGTGCTTTCACATGGCTTGACGCTTTCGCCTTCACTTTCCACCGGAATTCCATCGGTCGAGTACTTTATTGAATCCCTTTGTACACCGGAAGAGATCGACCTGATTCGTAGCGATTTCAAGCAATGCGTGTTTCATGATCAGGAAACGATTTTTGATTACCGACCCCTCAACAAGTGTACTGTAGGTGCGGACAGGTGGGACCCTACCTATTACTTCAGGTCACTCAAGGAGTTGTCTGATTCCATGATTACAGATGTACATGGACGGGATCAAGCTCGACACTGTCGATTTTACCGGGGCATGCATCCGGTGCGTCACGGATTCGGAAACAAGCGTATCAACGACTTGATCATCAAGAACCGGAACAGGGTGTTTGCCGACAAGGAGTGTTTTGTGCGCATGGATGAAAATTACCTCTGCGACATGTGCTTCATGATTTCGACCAAGAACTACAATCAATTGATGAATGTCGAGAATCTGGTCATTGATGGATGCGATGAAGTTCCACTGAACCGGTACGCGTGGAATACTGGCTTGAAACACTTGATCGTACACCACGGATATGCAATTCATATCACGTACAATTGGAGGTGGACTCTCAATAACCAAGACGGGGGTAGCAACATCGATAAACCCGCAGAGACAATTGCAGAGTTTGAAGAGGATTTTGTCAAGAGTCTTTACTCGAAGCAGTACGACATGTGCATCATGTACTTAACGGATCGTAATCGGCATTACACGTTCGAGCACACTGTTCGTTCACTTGCTGCGAGCAGAGCGAATTTCCATCTCTTGGTTCTGACGCATGACAACGACACTGCCTTTTACGAGACCTTTCTTAAGGACACGGCGATTTCCTACACTCTCAAGAACGTCCCTGCCAATGACAATTACATGGCCAAGGTTCGAATCACGCTCAACTTTGCACGCCTGAATGGAATCCCCTACATTGTGAAGCATGACAATGATATCCTTATGAGCGCACCCGTGTATGACTACATGTTTGAGCAACGGGGTGTTCTCGAGGATGAGACAAACTTGCTCCTGACGCCAACGATTACTTCGGGGATCCCGACTGTTGATTTGTTTATCGAGGATTACCTGACGCCGGAAGAAAAGGCAATCCTATTTCAGCTCTTTACAAATCACATTTTTCAACCCATGTGGGGCGTGGATTACCGCTCCTTGACCGGAACGTGGGATCCGGCTGTGTTTTACGAAAAGGTCAAGGCGATTCAGCATCACTACAAGGGGATCCACCCGATCCGAGTCAGTGCGTCAGCCCTCGCTGTTTTGAATGAGTTTATTGTCTGCAAATATCGAGATCAGATTGTGAATCCGGATACGTATTCGCTGACCCGGGACACAGAGTCTCCGTATTTCTGCGACAGTCTCTTTTGCATCCGGACCGACACGTACAGAAAGATCGTCTCCTCCCCCGAGCTCTTTGTTGATGCGTTTGATGAAGTGCCATTGAATAAGTGGAGGGATGCGCGGAAGCAAGCAATTGTCGTGATCCGGCGTGGAACTGCAGTTCACTTCATGTATAATCTGTTTCCAAAGTACGTGAAGACGGAATATGAGTTGGTGAATAGGTTTTTCGAGACAAGTAGATAAATGCACACATCAACACGGTTTGTCGTACTGATGCTTGCACTTGTGCTTGTGCTTTGGTGGGTGTCTGGGGGGTCGGAAGGTCTCTGCGATCCTTCAGCCTGCAGTGGCAAGAGTTTCAGTGAATGTTCAGACAATCCGAATGCAAATTGCCGGTGGAGCCCTGCGGCCACTGGACAACCTCCTTCTTGTCATTGCTAATGCTTAAGAACATACTTGTGCACCAACACGTGCACAACCGCGAACACAACAGCGTGGGTCGCGGCAACCGTAACCTTCGAGCCTCCAGGCGGCAGGCTCACAAGGATACCCGGAGTCAGGAGAAAGAACGTCAGGGCAGTGACAGCAAGGTACCAGTACATTGTTTTGTTTTAAAGTGAGAATTTACTTTCCGGGGAACACCAGCTTCCACGCGTAGCACGAGACAACGGCGAAGAGCAGGGAGTGAACGACATTCACCGTCAGGGTCGAGCCACCCGGCGGCAGACGGACCAGGACACCCGGGATGAACGCATAGAACAGAACGGCGTGAAACAGAATCTTCTCCCACTGCATATTGGTTTGTCTATCCGAATAGATATTTTTTTAGAACTCTGGCTTCCCAACGAACATCTCTTGCACATGTTCAACGACAGACGCGGCGGGAGAGTCGGGGCTTGTCACGGAATACAGAATTCCACCCGCAAGGGTTCCGGCACCGGCCCCGAGCTTTGCCGCATCTGTCCACACGAACGGCTCACTCTTGGAACGCCGATCCATGATGTATAAGACAATGGCCGACACAATCACCAACAGAACGATTCCGGCATACATCTGAAGTTCACCTGATGTCATTTGTTCCGATTCGGTTTTTTTACTCGACGCATTCGTACGCACTACATGTTCAGAGACACAGATCCGGACGGATTAAGGTCGACAGCCTCTTCCTTCTCCTCCTCTTCATCCACCACGCCCAAATCAATCTTCAATTCTTCACCCACGGTAATGGGCGGAACCTCATCTTCATACTCCTCCTCTTCAAAACGCACGGCAGGGGTGGCGGCAGGGGCGTCAGGAGTGGGAGTGGGGACAGACACAGGCGCCTCCTCGCGAGCCTGAAAGTACGCCTTGCTGATCTCCTTCCACGGAATGAACGAATCAATGACATCGTTCATGCAGCTATTGATAAGTGTCTCGATATCGCGACGGTTGCGAGCCTGCTGCTCGGACGTAACACCAAGCGTCTTGAACAGGTACGCATTGCTCCACGACTGACGCGCAGCTGTCTTGTAGAGGGAATGAATAAAGACCTCGACTGACGGCCGGGTAAACTGCAGGTCTACGTGAGTCTTCTCCACCTGCTGGAGGCTAGCAAACGCGCGGATGTAGCTGATAAACACCCCAAGCAAAAGATCGTCAATGTAATCGCACTTGGACGCCTTGGAAATACGCTCAACCTCCTTGGCGACCGTCTCATCTTTCCACGTAGGAACCTTGGTCAGCAGATTCTGGAATGTCTTGAGAACCTGATCAGGCTGCCCGTTGCGATCGCACGCAGCCTTGGCCGAGTCGTAGATACTCCACATGCCATCTGCAACATGCGGGATCAGCGTACGACCAAGATTTTCGCGAAGGGTCTGCTTAACAAAATCAGTTGACATTTCCTTTATTTACAGGAATCGAGGAGAGTTGAACATAAACCGACGCAGATGAAGCTCGTACTTCTCCTTATGGTCAAGAATGAATCTGCAATCCTGAAGCGATGCCTCGAGGCGGTCGAGTCTCTTGTGGATGCCTTTTGCATCTGCGACACAGGGTCTACAGACGATACCGTGCAGATTGCCGAGGAGTTCTTGAAGACACGCAAGGGATGTGTGTCCGTAGTTCCGTGGAAGAATTTCGGGTTTAACCGCACGGCAACGTTTGAGGCCGCGCAGGCGTATCTTCGTACCACGGGATGCGACCTGGCGAACACGTACGGTCTCTTGCTCGACGCAGACATGGTGTTTGTTCCCGGAACGCTTCTTTCGCAGAACCTGACAGAACTTGGCTACACGGTCATCCAGTGCAACGGGAGCCTGGAGTATCCGAACATACGTCTAGTGCGCATGGACCACGCGTGGAAGTGTCTCGGCGTTACCCACGAATACTGGGACAGCCAGGGCACACTGCTTCCCAAGTCAGTGTGTTACATTGACGACCGAAATGACGGTGGATGCAAGTCGGACAAGTTTGAGCGCGATGCTCGACTGCTCGAGCAGGGTCTCCTTGATGAGCCTACAAATGTCCGGTACCTCTTTTATCTGGCCCAGACATACCATTCGCTCTGTCGGTACGAGGATGCCATCAAAATGTATCAGCGACGCATCGATGCAGGGGGCTGGGAGGAGGAGGTGTGGTACAGCTATTACATGATTGGCGAGTCGTACAAGGAGCTCAAGAAGATTCCGGAGTTTGAAATGTGGATGCTCCGTGCAGTGGCGTTGCGCCCTTCACGTGCAGAGCCGTACTATAAGCTGGCTCGTTACTTCCGCGAGAATGGACAGCATTACAAGGCGTACCATTACGTGCTCGAGGGTGCGCGCATCCCCCTTTCGTCCGACTCGCTTTTTGTGGAGGTGGATGTGTACAAGTTCCTCTTTGATTATGAGGCATCGATTCTGATGTTTTACCTCGGCCAGCCCAAGAAGGGACTGCTTGTTTCAATGGATTACATGACACGCCCCGGAACGGTTCACTACCTCGACAATGTATATGAGAATCTGTCCTTTTATATTGAGCCGCTGGCAGCACCGTCCAGTCCTCACCTGCTTGCCCGCGACACGTTTGGCGAGGATTATCACCCAACGTCTGTGTGCATGTACAGGTACAAGAATGCCGTGTATCACAATGTCCGGTTTGTCAACTACACGATCAATCCGATCAATGGATCGTATGTAATGACCGAAAACGGGTCCGTGTCCGAGTCCCATAAGGTCAGGACGCAAAACGTCTGGTTCAATCCCTCGCTCGGTGACTTCCAGCGAATGCTGGATTCGACCGTGACTGTTCCTCGCCGTAAGGATGCTCACATTGTTGGTCTCGAGGATCTGCGAGTGTACACGGATTCCAAGGGCGATCTCAAGTTCACGGCAACGACCTGGGAATACACGGAAAAGATCCGGATCATGCAGGGCTCGTACCTGCCCGAGAGCGGCATGTATGCAGATTGCCGGATCCTGAACTCCCCGGGTGACCAGGCGTGCGAGAAGAACTGGATTGCCGTAGATACCACCGACGATATCATCTACCGCTGGTCTCCACTCGAGGTTGGAACGTTGAAGGACAATGACCTTGTGATTCACACAAGTCATTCAACGCCTTGGTTTTTCCAGCATCTTCGCGGATCGAGCGTTGCCTTCAAGCCGATGCAGTACCCCGGTGAGACGTGGTGCATTGTTCACTTTGTCAAGTACTCGACACCTCGCAAGTATTTCCACGCCGTGATGCGCATGGAAAAAGGATACAAGCCCAAGTGCATGAGTCTGCCCTTCGTCTTTCAGAACAAGACGATCGAGTACTGCATTGGCTGCTTGCCCGATAGAACCTGCTCTACCCTACGGTGCTCCTTTTCGACCATGGACGACAATCCTCGTATTATGGAAATTCCCATTTCGAGTCTCACTTGGATCCAGTTTTAATTGTACATTGACCTCCAGCTCTCCACTTGCGGCTTCTCCTGCAGGATATGGCGCGCCAGCTCCACATCAATCATGCATGGGAAGGTGATCTTTCTGTAAAACGGGTAGGACTTGGCCGTTTCCTCATCTGCAATCCGCAGAAGGTTGATGCGTGTACCCAGAGTCTCCACAGTCCGGATCAGGGTACGCACGCCCTGTTCTTGGGATGAATACTCCGAGATAATGTAGCGAATTGCCTCGTCTGTCATGTTCAACTGTCCCTTGAGTTGGATCCGATCGAGAACCTGCGGCGCAATGAACTTGGTCAGGATCGTCTTCTTTTCGTCAGCTGTGTACCCCGTGCACTCGATGATCTGCATGCGATCCTTGAGAACCGGATGAATCTTGGACTCGTCATTGAACGAGAAGACAAACAGACACTGCGACAGGTCAATGTCCACACCGGCAAAGTACCGATCGTGGAACTGCGAATTCTGCGACCTGTCCGTCAAGTGAATCAGCATATTGACAATCTCTTCGCCATGAGACGTGGTTGAGATCTTGTCAACTTCATCGAAATACAGGACCGGATTCATGCACCGGGCATTCATCACAGCGTCTGCGATACGCCCCCACGTGGATCCCTCGTATGTGAAGGAATGGCCCACAAAGGTCGATGCATCCGATGCGCCACCCAGAGAGAAGAACTCGAACGGTCGCTTGAGCGCCATGGCAACACCATTCTTGGCGAAGCTCGTCTTTCCGACTCCCATGGGCCCCTTGAGTGCGATCACATTGCCTGCACAGCCCGGGTTCGAGACCAGCTGGGCCAGAATTTGCATGACCTGGGTTTTGGCAGGGTTCATGCCGTACACTGCATTGTTCATGATAGCGCTTGACTCGGACAGAAACTTGGAGCACGGCTCGGGACCGTCGGCCAACTTGACAGGAAGGGGCACGTGCTTGCCAAATGGAATCCGGAAGAAGGAATCCACCCAGGTGCGCAGCTTGAATCCCTCACCCTCCATGGACGACTCGGTGAGCACATCAATCTTCTTGATAACAGATGCCTTGACAGCGTCCGGGATCGCCAAGTCGAGGACACGGAACTTGTAGGGCACCTCGCCACTTTGCACGAGACCAGACAGACGCTTCATCTGTTCATTCAGCTTGTGACGCTTTGACTTGGACAGGTCGTGGTAATACTCCTCTTCATCCTCATTGAGCTCGAGTGCAGGTCCATCCTCCTCCTTTTTCTTGTGGCCTGAACCGCGCTTCTTGTTGACGTACTTGTCCATGAGATCATCAATGAAATCGTCCTCGGACTCGGATTCTTCAGACTCGGATTCAGAATCGTCGACCTTGAGCTTGCTGTTGCCACCAACAATTGTGTGCAGGTGGAGTTTGACAGACACTTTGGATCCCCTGGGAAGAACAATCTGTGGAACTTCCTCTTCCTCCTCCTCTTCCTCTTCCTCTTCCGAATCAGTCTCTGCCTCGGCTTCTGATTCGGACTCGGACGGAGGAGTGTACTCTTCTTCGTCCGAGTCGCTCGGGGGCTCTTCCGGCTTCTTTAGGGTCTCGTCGCTGACCCACGTGGTCTTGTTGGTACGCCGACGAAGATTATACCGACTGGGCATCTTGCTGCCTCGCAAGGAAAAAAACAATATTGTTTCCGTTTTTATAATGGACACCATCGAATCACTTGTCGAGGAGCTTGAACTCGAAAACAAGCGTGAAGCGGCTGCCGACCCTACAACTCGGCAAGTCTTGGGACTGGTGGAGGACTTTTTAAAGCATCACCGGGTTCTTTGTTACGGTGGAACGGCAATCAACAACCTCTTGCCGGAACATGAACAGTTCTACGACTTTGATGAAGAGGTTCCGGATTACGACTTTTTCAGTGAAACGCCCCAGGAGCATGCCATGATGATTGCAGATCATATTAGTGCCCTGAAGATCCCAAATGTGGAAGTCAAGCCGGGGATGCACTTGGGTACGTTCAAGGTCTTTTCGGAATTCCAGGGTGTTGCCGACGTGACCTATCTCGAGAACAAGATCTTTGATCGTCTGTGGAAGGAGGATATCGTGCGTCATGGAATCCACTATGTGAGCCCGAACTTTCTGCGCATGAGCATGTACCTGGAGCTGTCCCGTCCAAAGGGCGATGTGTCTCGCTGGACAAAGGTGTACAAGCGTCTCCAGTTGCTCAATAAACACTATCCACTGACATGCCCGGCAAAGATCAAGGTGGGGACTGAACTGGACGAGGATCAAAAGAAGGAAGTGATCCATCTGCTCAAGACCCACCCGATCGTCTTGCTGGGATTCTCGGCTGCTGAAGTCCATGCCAAGCGGACCCACTGGACAACACCCGTCACCTTGCTTGCCGAAGCTCCTACAATTGAAGCCATTACCAAGGGAAAGGCGACACACGTGACAGAGGGCAATGAACTGATTCCGAAGCGCACGGATTTCATGGATGAGAATGGACTTGTCAAGATCCGGTTTTATGAGACCCAGGCGTGCCACAGTTACCACCGGACGGCAGATGGGATCCACGTTGCGTCAATTCCAACTTTGCTTCAGTTCTTCTATGCATACATGTACACGAATGCACCGGAAGATGAACTGACACGGATCTTGTGTGTGGCCCAACGTCTTGTAGATTTGGCGGACCATGGATCTCGCGAATTCGCCCTCTTGACGCCCAAGGAATGCTTGGGACATCAGGAGACGTTAATTGATATGAAGAAGCATCGTTCAGACCTGTATGCAAGGGTGTCGAAGGACAAGGAATCGCCCGAGTACCTTGCGTCCTTCTTCAACTACACTCCGGGAGACAAGACCAGGCGTCGTAAGATTCGCGACTTACTGAAAAAGACTCTTAAGCGCTAATTCCTAAATTTGAATGTAATTGCGTCTTGGTACGGAAGACCCGTGCAGTTCGAGCACTCCTTGACTCCGCGGAGAAGGTCAATGTAATTGTTGTTTCCATTTGGCGTGCGATTGCTGTATGCATTCACCGTCCCGGTCGAAAACATCTGATAGAACTGTTTAGACTTGTTTTGAGTAGTAACGTCTGCAGCATCACGAATGCGCATTGTCACGATTCCGGAAAGGTCGGTGCCGCGCTGTCCTCCTGCGGACATTCTTCTTACTCTTGGTACTAGATCTTTTACCCAGTGTACCACGAGGTTGCAAAGTACTGCGGTCCAGACGGACCGGGTGCCGGGTTAGGCGGAACCGATCCCTGCATCAGTTTAATGTCCGTTGTTGTGAGGGCTCGGCTATAGTACGTTAATCCGGACACAAACCCTTGGAATCCCGTCGATGCCGATCCAATCACGACATTTCCATCCTGCTGCTTGGGGAGCTGGTTGAGCGTATGGTGCTGCCGGATCAGTCCATTGATATAAATATCCACTGAATACTGGTTGACGACAATGGCAAAGTGGATCCATTTGTTGGCTGGAATGTTCGGGATCAGAACCGTCTCGGTTGCTCCAAACGTATTCAGAACGAGCATCAAGGAGTTGGACGTGCTATCGAGGTACAGGCCCGGGCAATCATTGTGAGTAAAGATGAGCCGCTTGGTTCCGTAATTGATTGTGAAATCCGAAACTGTCAGCCACCCCGCATATGAAAACACAGCACCTTCGGGCTGGTTGAACGACTTGGGGATTGTAGTTGTCGTGTCTGTATCCACAAGGCCCGACACGGATCCATTCTGCACAATGGTCTTGGTTGGATCCGATGCACCCGTCATCCATGTATAGATCCAATATCCCAGACCGATCAATAGAAGGACTCCGGCCCCCATTGCGATGTTAGTCAGACTCATTGTGTCTTACCGCGTAAAAATTAGGCGCGCGTAAATCCAGCTGTGCCCAAACGAAGTCCTCCGCGACTTTGTGGACGAGGGGGTGGATTCGCCCCGATCCAGATCCGCTGAAGCATTTCCTCGTACGTATGCGTCTGCTGATACTCAATCGTCTGCTGATTCACCGGTGTCCGAACATTGTACACATAGTGGATGCGATCGTGCGATGGCATGTACTCGTTCTTCAGGAAGCCATGGCGAGCCAGAGTCAGAGTCCAATCGAGATCCTCTCCGCGAGTTGCATCCTTGAACGGAATGAACTTGGCAATTTCGGTCATCATTGGATTCAAATGATTCGGAGGACGGAGAAACTCCTCACCTCGTGCCATGAACCCTGTAATGACGTTTGCAATGCTGTGGGTAAAGGTGTATGGTGTAATCGAGCCACGCAAGCGCATACACTCGTATGCTCCCTCGATCGTTGCCTTCAGATCCTCAAAGTAAAAGTCGGTGAGTTCATCGTCGTCATCGACAAAGGACATGTACTTTCCCTGCGCACTCTGCAAGAGGGTTTGACGTTTCAAGCCAACACTCTTTTCCCGGTTATCAAAGTTGAGACAAATCTCGACCTTGATCTCGTGGACGCTGCACATGTGACGGATGCGCTTAATAAGCGTCTGCAGCCTCTCTTCACGGCCCGGGATGGTAGGAATCAATACAGACCAATCGTACTCGTACATCTTGCGAGAAATATACGTCTTCAGGTCCTTTTCAAAGTACTGATTGTTTGTCTGATACAGACCATCCATTCCACCATATCCTGTTGCCGGGTGCTCGTGGCGGATAATGCAGTAGGGCACATACAAACACGTATCCTTCAGCTTCGTGCGGCACAGATCCGTGAGTTCCGTATCGCAAAAGAGGCTCGTGTAGGCAGGGTTATAGAGGTACCCAAAGGAGTCGTACATTTTGCGCCCAAAGACCGTCAAGGTGTTCAGCTTATCCTGCTGAAACCCATCATTGAACCAGAGAATCGCATCCGTAGATGGAAAGGTCATCATATGAGAACGAATGACGTCATCGTACCCCTTGACCTGGGGAATCATGTCATCGGACACCAGGACAATCACGTCCCACTCCCACGGAACCGATGCGACATCTGCATTGCACGCCTCGATCTTGGACTTGCTGTTTCCATACACGATATTCGACCATGCAGCCTTGGAAAGAATACGTGTCAATTCCTCGCGAACCAGATTACGGGTCATGGTCGTGTCGTCGGTATCACATGATACCAGAACACCAATCTGGTCCGGACGATTGGCTAGGTTCATGTACTTGTTCAACGTGTCCATCACCTTCTGGGGACGGGCACGTGTTGGACACTTGAGGAGAATCTTCATAATTTGTTGAAGTGGGTGATGTGTAAACTTACAAGATATTCTTGCCATCTGCATTGTTGATTTGGAACACAACCGTGTACCCAAAGAGAGAGAAGAGAGGGGATGTGGATGTTGCAGACCCGCCCGGGTTCGACGAGCACGGTGTTCCCGCGGCATAAAAGTTGGCAGCATCGCCCGGCACCAATTGACCCGGTGTAACTGTGAGTCCGCACACGGATCCGGAGAATCCCTTGGATCCACCGATGGTCGCATTGCCCAGTGCAGGCTTGGGCACACCCGGAAGCACACAGGACTTGACAAGCTTGCCGTTAATGTAGACATCCACATTGCGCTGGAAGACAGTTAGGGACACGGCAAACCACGACTGGATAGGCACGTTCTCCACCGTGCACGTGAACTTGTCGTCGTAGGATCCACCCGATCCACCAGGAGCTGAAGCCCCCGAATCGGTCGAGTCACCCGAATACGTGCTAATATTGAAATGCAGACTGTTCGTCATGGCATCCAGCAAGATACTCGGGTTCATGATCGAGTTATTCGTCGGGTCCACGCGCTGGATCACCGGCTTGTCCTGACCGAATTGATAGTTCCAGTCTGCAATGTACATCCAAAACTGCATTCCGTAATCAGACACTTGGGATGCCGGGAAGGAGGATGCATTGACAATGGTTGCCGAGGATCCATCCACGGTATTCGTCACAACCGGAACGGAGCTCGTCAAGGAAAGTTTGGTCGTTTGCAGCAAAAAGTAGACAATGATAATCGCGAGAAGCGCGACACCCACGACCCACACTGCAGACATCTTGCCCCCAGGCACTTGTCCGAGGCTGGTAGACGCATAGTTAGTGGTTACACTTGAATAACCGGGACTTGCCATTGATGCTTACAAGGAAACTTTATTATGACTAGCAATGGAAAAACGAACTTTGCCTCCGATACGAGCTTCAAGTACAATGGCAATGTATTGCAATAATTGCGGTGAAAAGGGTCACGTCTTCAGGACATGTGGCGAACCTGTCTTGTCGTGCGGTATCATTCTTCTCGATACGACCCGCCTTCCCGCATCCTTTACGACTGCATGTCTTCTCATGATCCGGCGCAAGGACAGCATGAGCTTTGCCGAAATTCTCCGGGGCAAATATGACCCTGAAAATTTGTCATATCTGGAAACACTTGTGACCAACATGACCCAGTCCGAGCAGGCCATGTTGAAAACACTGACGTTTGAGGAAATCTGGAAACAGTCGTGGGGGGAAGACCACATGACTGCAGAATTTACCCAGGCGCGCGACAAGTTCAATAGTGTCGATATGGAAGCACTGATTCGAAAGTGTCCATCTCCGTATCCGGAACCCGAGTGGGGATTCCCCAAGGGACGAAGAATACGCGCCGAGACTGATGTTGAATGTGCGATTCGCGAGTTCAATGAGGAGACCAACATTCCCCGAGAAGCCTACACGCTCTTGCGCAATGTGGTGTTGGAGGAGACCTTTACAGGACTTAACGGCATCGAGTACCGCCACGTCTACTTTGTCGGTCTCTTGAATCAGGGTGGCATGATCGATCTTACACAGCGGTTCACGTACATGCAGCGGCGTGAAATTTCAGGTATCGGGTGGAAGACATTGAACCAGTGTAGTGCATTCGTGCGTCCTCACCATCTCGAGCGTCAAAAAATGCTCAATACGCTCAAGACGATTGTCGAGACTTATGAGAGCGAGTAGCCTGCAAAGTAAATGGTGATACAGTACGACACCACGGCAATCACGTAGACCCATGACCATACTGGAAAGATCGTGGCATCCTTTGTACCCGTCCCGAACGGACGGATCCGCCCTTCGCGACCAAACGCGGCGGACGGCTTCACGTACAGGAAGAGTGCCATTAGGAACAGATAGAAGGAGACCATCCAAATGCGATGATTTTTCCGTGTGAACGGCTCCATTATCAAATCGCAACGAAAAACAATGGACTACGTTCTACCGAACCGGAAAGCATTTGCCGACTCCATCACTCGTATTTTCCTCAAGTACCGTCGCGAAGACCGGGACCCCCTCGCCGAAGATAAGGATGTCGACCTGTGTCTCAAGCAAACAACGTCACGCGAGCTCTTACCGTACCAAAAGCTGGTCCGGGACTATATGATGATCGAGACCCCGTACCGCGGCATCTTGCTGTATCACGGTCTTGGATCCGGCAAGACATGTTCGTCAATTGCAATCGCCGAGTCACTCCTGTCGTCCATGAAGGTGATTGTCATGACTCCAGCCTCCCTGCGTACCAATTACCAGGGCGAGTTCCAGACATGCCCGATCTATTTTGAACAAAACTGGAGTTCGAGGCAAGTGACTGAAGGTAACAAGGAGGAGGCCCTTGCGCTCGGCGTCTCCCCTGAATTCCTGGAAAAGTACGGACGGTACTTTGTTACTGCACCCGGACAGGCGGCTAACTTTTCTGCACTTCCCAAGACGGATCAAGATGTTGTGCGCGCTCAAGTCATTGACGTCTTGAATCGTCGTTTCAGTTTCATCAATTACAACGGCTTGACTCGCGCCAAGGTTGCAGAGCTCATCACCGAGGACGGACCGAACCCGTACGAAGACCATGTAGTGATTATCGATGAAGTTCACAACTTCATTTCCCGTATCGCCGACAAGGAGGGTGTCATCGAGCCCGTGTACAAGGCCCTGTACCGTGCCAAGCGATGCAAAGTGGTTGCCTTGTCCGGAACGCCCGTGATCAACCGTCCCAATGAAATTGCATACTTGATGAACTTGTTGCGTGGACCCATTGAGCGTATCGTGATCCCCTTTAAGAATCTGCAGGGGTGGGACGAAGGCAAAATGACCACGACCTTGCGCGAGATGCGGGACGTGGACACGATCGAGTTCAATGCAGTCAAGAAGGTTGCAATGGTCACGCGCAATCCTCCCCAGTTCTCCACCGTGTACAACAAGACGGGCGAGCGTGTTGCAGTGCAGTACAAGAAGGATATGCCGTATACTCCCGTGGCATCTGATTGGGTGACAAGTATCAAGAAGAAGTTTGATACTGAAAATGGATCAGATATTGCTGTGGATCGCGTCACTGTTGAAGAGCTCGAGTGTTTGCCCACCAATTTCGAAGAATTCGCAACCATGTTTCTCGATGGTCTCAACATCAAGAACCCTCTTCTCTTTCAGAAACGTATCCAGGGATTAGTCTCGTACTTCAAGGGTGCCGATGAACGTTTGCTCCCTCGGCGCGTGGAGGATGACAAGATGCTTGAAAAGGTGGAAATGTCCGAGGAACAATTCACCTTGTACTTGGAAACACGCTGGAGTGAGCTCAAGGCAAACAGTAAAAAGACACAGAATCCCCTAAATGAAGACTTCAAGTCTTTTCGTGTCAAGTCTCGTCTCGTCTGCAATTATGCAATCCCGGCCGATTTGCGGGCCCAGTACACGTCAAAGGATGAAGAGGATGAAAAATCTGTTCTCGATAAACCCGAGCTGCTGAATGCGTTGCGTGCGAATCCGGATAAGTACCTGTCCAAGAAGGCACTGGCCAGTTGTGCGCCTAAAATTCTCCGGATCCTCGACAATCTCGACATTGGAGATGGAGCCGAGTGGCGCAATCAGTTCGTCTACTCGCAGTACCGTACACTCGAAGGTCTTGGTGTCTTTTCCGCCGTACTCGATGCAAATGGGTGGCAGCCGTACAAGATCGTCAAGCAGAACAGTCAGTGGGTTGAAGATCCCAATATGACAGACAAACCAGCCTATGCCTTTTACTCTGGCGAAGAGAAGGAAGAAGAGCGCGAATATTTCCGCCAGATTTTCAATGGACGATACGAGCCCAAATTCCCCGAATCACTCAAGACCAGCATTGCCTCGCGCGGTAAGAAGATTTTGTGCCTGTTCATGGCTTCATCGTCTGGCGCAGAGGGAATTACTCTGGCCAATGTCCGGCATGTTCACATTATGGAGCCCTACTGGACACCTGCACGCCATGATCAAGTAATTGGTCGTGCCATTCGTATTTGCTCCCACGCAACCTTGCCACAGGAGGAGCGGACAGTCAGGGTCAGTTTTTACCTGTCCGTCTTTAATGAAAAGAAGGCCAAAACATCCGACTTTCCCAATATTGCAGCCATTCGCAAGGCGGATACATCCACCAAGCGATATGAAGGTCAGCCCGTGGAAAGTTTCATGTCCACAGACGAATATCTGTACGACGTGACCTACAAGAAGGATTTGGTGAATCAGCGTATTGGCACCTTGCTCAAACAGTCTGCCATCGACTGCGAAGTTCACCGGAAACTCCATAGTCGCGAAAAGCCTGTCTTGTCATGTATGCGGTTTGATAGCACTGTGCGTGGTGATGAACTTGCCTTCAAGCCTTCGTTGAAGTCAGACGACCAGGACGAATCCTACTTGCGTAACATGTCACGCAAGCATCGCCGCCTGCAAAAGGCTATGATCAAGGGGATCCCGTTCTTATACGATCTTGATTCGCAAGAACTTTTTGATCCGGCAGCCTATGAGGACAATCGGCGGTTAATCAAGGTGGGTCAGCGTGAATCGGAGGGCAAGGTCCGTTACGTGCTTGCCTGGTGAACATCCTCGAGCCACGGGTCGCACACCTTGGCCCAGCTCTTGAAGGTATACTTCTCAATGGCCGCACGACGAGTGTCAATGTTCTTGGCAGCCGACTCGAGTGCAGTTGCAACTGCCCCAACCTCGAACGTGGGAGCATACAGACCAAGCGGCATTCCACCCGGAAAGTAGTAGCGCGAATCAGGCGTCGTCTTGATTGTGTCGCACACCGTATCATCGAGGAAAGAACCATAGCTTCCGACATCCGTCACCACCTGCGGCGCGCCCGTGTACAGGTGCTCGAGCTGGCAGAGACCGTATCCCTCGCCGTCACTGGTATTCACGCCGATATCCGACAGATTGTAGATCTGGTTGATTGTCTCGTCGTTAATGACATTGGGCGGTGCCGTGTCCACGACCATCAGACGCTTTGCATACTCATCCACGGACAGACCATCCTTGGTCAGCGAATCCTGATAAATACGCTGAACGTCATAATATGCTCCCGACTGGGGGTTGACGTTTGTGACAATCAGGAGATGGGCATTCGGAACCGAGCCAGCCTTCAAGAGACGCACAAAGCCCATGATGGTCACATCAAGGCGCTTGCGCTGACTGTTGCGATTCATGTTCAGGTACACGAGTGCATCCGACGGAATCTTGAAGTTCGTGCGAAGAGATGCGCGCTCGCCCCGAGGCATGTTCGTAAACATGGTAGGATCCACGGCGTGCTCAATCACCTGCGGCACCACGCTACGATCCTTGACCTGGTACTTGCAGTACGTCTCGGCCCACGAATCCGTGAAGCAGTAAATACGGTCGGCGTGCTGGTTCATGCCGTCGATCAGACCCTGGTTGATACCGTGGTACACCTGGTCAACATAGAGCCAGATCTTGTACGGCGGCTTGCTGTCCTTATCGAGCTTCAGCGCCTCGAAGAACTTGCAGATGATCAGGGGGTCATTGTAGATCATGATCACATCCGGCGTCACAGTCTCCACATACTCCTTGATCTTGTTGAAGCCAAAGCCCTCCTCCTTGGGATCCTCATTCGCGGCTGCATCGTACGCGATAACACCCTCCGGGATCTTGCGGTGGCCGGGGCGATTCGGGTGGCGCTGGAATCCGAAATGGAACGTCTTAACCTTGGGAGCGAGAGACCCGAGCTGGCGAAGCATGTTGTATGCGACCTTGGAATACCCGGTTGTCTGATCAACGTGTGTACTGATAAAGAGGAAGCGCATGGTTTGCGTTTTCTCTTCCGTTCTCTATAAATCAGAATGTCTCACCAAGTGAACTCCATGCAGGACTATGTCACGGAGAAAAAGAGGCAGATTATTGCTGCCACCTACAATACCAGCCCGCCTCCCCCGAATCGCGAATACAACAGCATGTACCTTTCGGTCAAGGCAAATGCTGCGACCGTGTACACGAGCCGCCTGGCACCTCCGGCTTCGAACAATGTGAACAATGTCGCAATCGGTCCCGTTACGTATACGAGCTTGTGCTGCCTCACTGGACAAGCTGTCTAATTCGATCTTCTGAAAGACCTAGTACTGAAAATAATGCAGTAAATCGAGCCTTGTCGGCGGTGTCGTTTTTGAACGCATCCTTTATCACTCTTTTTTGTGCTTCGAGGTATTTGTCGATCTCTTCTGGAGTGTGAGAAACGACAAACAAGTAATCCCCCACAAATGAGGAACACGCCATACCATTCCTATCTTTTCCGTCACCTAGGCCTAGACCAGGTGGCATCTCCATTATTCTGAATCCGGCAGCAGCATACAGCTCAAGAGAGGCATTTGTAAACTGTAATGTACTGATGTATGTTTTTTCACGGTACACTGCAATTGGTGCTCTCTCTAGGAATTTAGCTTTGAGGTATTCTTCGAACTCTGCGCGTTCGCAGGAACTTCCATCACGCGAATTAAGCCAATTAAGAGTAAACGTACCGGATTCTAGATTGAAGTACACTCCGGCAAGCTCAACTAAAAGTTCACCGGCTCCATGGATTGTTGTTGCCTTTACACGCATGGCAAGTGCTGAATGATTGACTCCAATCTCGAGTGGCGAGTCCACCTGTGCAATCGCCAGTTGAACCGGTGACCCTGGTCCGGTCTTATACAAGATCCACGTGTACACACCTTGTGGTAACCCGCCGATGTCTTTGTAAAGGGGCATTCCGTACACGTAGTTGATATACAAGTCTTCTCGTTCGGGAGGGAACACCAAGTAACGTTTTCCGTTGGGCCATCTAACGGGTCTAGAAAAACACGGCATCGATGTTTTGTATAAAAGGTCAGGATCAACTACCTTGTAGCCTCGTTCCCAAACCTCTTGACATGCATCACGTGGCGGTGCTCGACCCATCGGACCTCTGCTCAACGAGAACCCTTCTTCCATTGCTTATTCGCATATAAAGAATCAGTGCGCCTAGATACAAATGCCAGGGGCGTTGATGCAACTGGTGTCCGTAGGGGCACAGAATGAACTGGTTAACGGAAAACCGTCCATGACTCATTTCCGTACAGTCTATCGCCGGCACACCAACTTTGCCATGGAACATATTCGCTTAACCTTTGGAACGTCCAACCTTGACTTTGCACCCACAACTAAACGACTCTTGTCGACACGTATCGATCGGTACGGTCAACTTGTCAATGACTGCTACCTGGTCTTGACACTGCCGGATATTTGGTCACCTCTCGTTTCCGTCTCGCCTCCTCCCACCGGATATGATCCTCGATGCACGGCAATCGGATATGAATTTCAGTGGATCAAGAACATTGGGTACAATTTGATCGATTACATTGAATTGACAATCAATGGTGTCTCGATCCAACGTCTTAACGGCGAATTCCTCAAGTTTTATTCGTACTTTACCCACGATGCCGCCAAGCGCATCCTTGTCGATCAAATGATTGGAAATGTACCCGAAATCTATGATCCGGCAAATGCATATGACCGCCAAAACCAATACCCTCATGCAATCGCCGTCACTAGCACGACTGGCCTTGCCGCACCCATGACCACCGTGCCTGAACCGAGCATCCGGTCCCGTCAACTCATCATCCCTCTTCATTTCTGGTTTTGCGAAAACCCCGGACTGTCTCTTCCGTTGATTTCCCTCCAGAATTCCGAGGTCTTTATCAACGTATCGCTCCGTGCCGTTCAGGACCTGTATACGATTATTGATACGAACGCGTCGTCGCCTACGTACGGTCAGCGCATCGAGCCGGCTGGATTGTACCCGCTTCAGTTGTTCCTCTCGCCTCCTACAGCTGCCGGTGCGCCCAGCAATCCGTCGGTGACAACCTTTTTCTCGGATCCCTACCTGGAATGCAACTTCATTTCCCTCGATGATACGGAGAGCAACCAGCTTGCCGTTGCAGACCAGACGTTCATGTTCAAGGAGGTCCGTACCTTTTCCAACACGGGACAGTTTGGACCCAATACTGAAATTCAACTCCCGGCTTTCAACTTGGTCACGCGTGTCTTTTTCGCCGCGCGTCGTACCGATATGGAGTTGAACAATCAATGGGATAATTACACGAACTGGCAGAACCCCGATCGCGCACCCTTTACGCCGAATACATTGAGTATCGCCTCGTCTCTCTATTCGAGCGGACAGTACCAGATAACGTCTGTATCGCCGAGGGACAGCGTGATCGACGGTGTCATTCTTTTTAACGGCAAGGATCGGTTCTATACCAAACCCGTGTCGTACTTTTCCCTCTTGCAGTCGTATCGCCACACAACCGGTACTTCGTCATCCGTTCTCCCGGGCGTATACATGTACTCCTTTGCACTGAACAATGATCAGTACCAACCGAGTGGCGCCTTTAATGCGAGTTTTATCGACAAGGTATCGCTGCGTCTTACACTTCAGCAGCCTCTGCCATCCAGCACTGCGATTGCCGGTGCGACCCAGGTTTGCGTTCTTCGCTCCACCGTCTTCAACCAGAACCCCGTGATCATCCCTGCTGCAAACTTGAATCTTATCAATCCGACGACAGGAGCACTTTTGTATCCGCCGTCCGATGTCGTGACAGTTGTGCAAACGTCGACTGGGTCACTTTTATTCAATTACACCTACGACGTGATTACATACGTTGAGTCCTACAACTTTATCCGGATTGTCAGTGGACTGGCAAATCTCGTGTTTGCAACATAACAATGGATCAGCACGTTCCAGCTGTGGGACCAGTTACCGAAATCACAGTTGCCCAGATCAAGACGGCCAAGGATACCGTTGATGTCCTTGATTTGATTCCAAAACTGTGTGGCGGCGTTGTCAAATTCGAGGTCCAGCCCATCTACACTCAAGTCCGGACCAAGAAACTCCTGACAACGTCGGAAGATGAAGACAAGCAGGCGGGGTTTCCGGCAGTCCAGTTCTATGTCGAATACACGGACAAGGAAGGCGGGCATACCGATTCATACAAGACAACAGAGACTGTAACGCTGGGCGAGTACAATACATGGGGACAGATCTTGTGCGCGCCCCAGTCTATGGCCTATCAGTTAAGCGTGTGGGCAGCCATTGGTGTCATGGGATTCTTGGCCATTGTCTTGTGGGTCGTCAATATCATCTACGCGTGGAAGATCTGGGACACAAACACGAAAAACTTTGATGCTGGATTAAATTCGTCAGATAGCCGGTTCAGTGACGTTGGTAGCTTCTTTGCTCGAGTCGCATCCTGGGTTTCTTCGCCCGTGTTCAAGTTCTTTATGGCAATCATGGCAGCTACGGTGCCCTTTGCAACTGCCTTTGTCGACATTCTCTTTTACTTCTTTGTGATTGCCCCGGGATCCAAGATGGTAGGAACAGAATCTATTGTCGATGGGAAGTAATGATTGAACTTCACTGGGTTGTGGGCGGGCTTGTGACGGGTCTCGTCTTGTCCACTGTTTTTATTCCACCTACACGCATTGAGAAACGTGTGCCAACTCCGACGGATCCCTCGACTGTTTATACGACGGATACGGGATGTGTTCGTCTGACCCCGGTTGAAGTTCCGTGCACAACCGAGCCAGAATCGTTCAATCTTTTAGCATCCTTCAAGTAATGATCACCCAAGTACTTGAACGAGGAGCATCGTTCTTTTCGTTCATTATTGGGCTGGGAATCGCAGCCCTGCTTTTCCACCGTAATTACGAGACCAAGACACAACTTGCAGTCCCGCTCCAAGATGCAACGACCAAGGTAAGTCAGTTTGACGGAAAGTGCTATCGCTTCCGCGTCGAGGACGCATCTTGTGAATTCGCGTCTTCCTTATAAACAAAAATGGACGACGCAACATCCCTTGACGCACTGCTTCCTAGTCCCCAAGGTCCTCAATCGGCTGGCCCTTCGGTGCCGATGCCGTCCGGTCCCGGGCCCACATCCGGTATGACACCGTCGTTCAAGCCAACGCTCCCCGCGATGGGTTGGATGTTTCGGAACCTCAAAATCTACTTTTGCTTCTTCTTGGCGGCTGCACTCATTTCGCTCTCGACCCCCCGCAATCTCCTGCTCCAGTACTTTCCGAATGCATACACATCCGGAGGCGTCGTCAGTTACACGGGCGCGGCAATTCTCGGTGCTGCAAGTGTTG